CCTCTTTCCTTAATATAATCAAGCACTTAAGCCAGTTTTCGTTTTTGGACAAAACAGGACAAATGAGCTAAGTCTTTGATTTATAAGGATATTTTGATTTTGGAGATTGGACAGGGAAATGCCATTTGTCCGATTTTTGTATCTCGGCGGGGGATTTGGTCTGAGGTATGGATGGCCTCCTGACCTCTTAAACGGGCTCAGGAGAGGCTTTTGAGGGGTGGGTAATACAAGGGTGGCCAGACACCTATAAAAACGCTCCTAGGGCCCCCTATTCAATTCTTCGAAAATCCGTGGTATAAGATAGTTGCAAAATTCTTATCTTTTTCGTTTAAATCAAATCACAAAGAAATTATAAAAAGAACAATAAGAATGACTAAGATTTTGAATATCATCAAATTATGCTTGGATTTAGGAATTACCGCTATCGATATGATTTGCAATTTTATAAAGATTTATCGGGAAACTATCGCCGAATTTTTTAAGGGGCGGGGATTGCGGCAAGCTTAATTTTTTATTAATAGATTAACAGGGTAGTCAAGTTACTGACTGCAATAAGGAGTTGAATGAGTACACGAGTAATAGAACCTAAATTCTCCTCTCCCACTTTTCGATTAAAACCCAGTACTTACGTAGTAACCAATGGTCAAATTTTTAGTTACTACGCAATCAAAATTGAAGATGAAACTACGGAAGCACCTATTTTCAGATTCAAGCAGTCACCTCCAGTAATACGAGATGGAGTAGTTGCTATAAAGAAAAAACTTTACTTTGTAACAACCAAAGATTTGGTGCGGGGTATTGTTAGAAAATCAAGAGAAATAGGATTAGAGGAGTTAACCGGTAATGACAGAACAGCAATCACTGAGCAATCCAATCGAGTATCTTCATCAGAAAATGGGGACTCTAGCGGAACAGCCCTTCCAAGTGAAGACCAATCAGGAGCTAGCGAGTTTGCTACGTTGGAAATCAACGAAGCTAATGACTCTCTTGAGCCTGAACAAGTCCGAGCATTACACGACCTTGTACTTAAAGAAGAAGGCAAGGCCTGGGGCGAATGGGCAGAGGAGTGGGAAATTTCGGATCATCCATAACCCCGATAACTTAATGCGGATAATGCAGAGACGTATTCTAGGAGCTATCCTTAACAAAGTAGAGGTCCCGGACTACATCCATGCATTTGAAAAAGATCGTAGCATCCCCGAAATGGCTGCACAGCATATTAACAAATTTGTTGTAATCAGCTTAGATCTTAAAGATTACTTCGGAAGCATTAAACAATCTCATTTGAATGTAATGTTTAACAGGTTGGGGTTTTCAGATGGGGCTGCCACGACATTATCGGAAGTCTGTACCTATAAGTCATTTGTACCTCAAGGGGCTTTAACGAGTCCTAAGATAAGTAACATCATCACCATGCTAACATTCGGCCCGAAGGTAAAAGAGTTCTGTGATGCTCACGGACTAACTCTGACAATCTTTGCCGATGACATCACTATATCCAGTACTCGAAAACTCACAGGTGAAAACGGAACTTTATCCGTTACTCAGGTTATTCAAACTATAAAAGGATATCTAGAAGAGTTCAGATTCAAGTTAAATCGGGAAAAAATTAAAGTGATGAGCAACTATCAACGGCAATATGTTTGTGGGGCCGTTGTTAATCAAAAAGTTAATTTGCAAAAAACTGAACGTAATAAACTCAGAGCCATAGTTCACAATTGCCGCAAAAATGGCATAGAAGCTGAAGCTGTTAAAAGTGGTATGACCACATCAGAATTCAGCTCCAAAATTATGGGGCATCTTAACTGGTACTCGCAGCTTAACCCAACTGCGGGCAACATTGAAAAAGCAAAGTTTAAGGAAGTCGCTGTGGAGCTTTGCCAACCCAGCGCAGATCAAGTAGTTCCAGGAGTTATCAATTTGGAGGGGGTAGCTAGTCAACCCAAATCTCCAGAAGTAGCTCCCTGGTAATCTGCTAAACGGGCTGAAAAGATAAGTCTTAACCTTTAGGTACACACAACGATTTGAGCCTAAAGGCATTACTCAGACGGGTTTAACACCACCCGTCTTTTTTAGCTTTTTCAAGTTAAGGCTCAAAAATTGGTATAAGTATATTGAAGTAAAAAACACTTTAAAAATTTACTACTGGGAGCATCAAATGACTACTCGAAAAACCTCACAAAAGTTTATCAACCGTATCACCTTGGATTCGTTTAAATACTTGAATACTGTGGACTTTGGCCGTTTGCGTAAAATTCATCAACGTAGCAACCAAGATATTTTACATATTGTTAATCTTTCGAAACATCGGCAAAAATATATTCAGGCAGCCGCAGAAAGGGCTAGGAAATTACATGAAACTTCAATGAATATTATAGGGACTGATAGAGAAGTACTTGAGATCATGGGTCCTATAGACTTTAGAGACCCCGTTAAAGCACAAGAAATGTTTGGTATAATGGATTTAAGGGAGGCTCATGAGTCAAATATAAAATGGGCAGAAGCGCAGTTGGAAAAGTACAAACAGGAGTTCGATTCTTTACAATTCATCGAACCTCTTCTGACCGAGTACATCAGCCGTCGCCGGAAATTTGCTGAGAAATTCAACAGCTTAAATGCTTTCCCAAGCTCTAAAGTTCAAGTGTACCGTCCTTTGCATGTAGTTGAAACATCCCTTGTTTCAGTAAGGATTCACTAAAATACAGGGTCGTATTGACCCTGTATTTTTGGTATAAGAAAAGTACAATAACTTAACCTTTTTACCGGGAGCATCAAATGGTTTCAAAGTCTACACTAAGCTATGATCAATTCGTATCCGCGGCAACAATCCAAACTCTCAAAGCCCGGATTGTAATAGAAGAAATGGCTCTTCAACTTTTATGTGATCATGCTGCAGAAGCCCTTCGGGAAGAAAGTGAATACCTTCTCTGGGTTGCTAAGATTGAGCTTTCAGGAATGGCGGTATCTGATAACCAAGCCGATGATATTTTTGCAAAAATGGAATCGCATCGTAAACACGTTTTGAATATCCAAAAACAGATAGAATCTCACAAAGCAATGCTGGGTTTTTACGAAGATTCCTTGAAGCGACAAGAAATTCTTGTAAGGGCTCGCAACTCGGTATCCTTGGAAGAAACCCATCGAACCTGCCAAGTCGAAATTGTTAGAATCGCAACCTTTACTATTGGAGTGTAGAAATATGTTGGATTTATCTAGTGACCAAGTATGTTTGCAACCGGGAGCAATCGTAGGTCAAGATTGCATCTGCCCTGATGGTGCAGGGGTAATTGAAAAAGTTATTGACGACGGCAGGGAATTAGTAGTTAAGTTGAAGATCCCGCGCAAATACGGAGCCTTCAAAAATTCTCAGTCGAAGGTGGTTCAGGTAAGAAGCGAGACTTGGTCTACCTGGACGGGTCCTGTAGCAGATATCAAGGTTCAACCTCCGCGTCAATCGTGGGGATTGGAACTAGGTTAAGAAGAAAAGGTCCTTCCCCGGACCTTTTCTTTTTACTTACCCAAACTGAGGGCCTGAGGCAGTGACGTTAACGAAGTGCCCTCCAAAAGTGCAACTCACTCCTGCGCTGTTCAGAGTAACCTGCGCTGATCCGAAAGAGATTACAACTGAGGAGGAACTCATGTTAATTTCTCCAGAGCCCATGACTGCTTGAATACCTGAAGAGTTCATATTGAAAGTAGGGTTACCCTCAAACGATAGATTAATCTGGTTGGCGTTAATAGTCTCCGTATTGGTACCATTGTAGGTAATGGTAACCTGAGCAGGAGTTTGTGTTGAGGAGGTATAGGGGTTGATTGTGGAAGGCGGAGACGCACCATTCATAGTTCCTGCAGTAATATTGGTTTCACCATAAGTTTGATCAATCATAGTATAACCGGTCTGAGGAACATTGAAGACTTGTTGTTTAACCTCCCCCGTCAAATGAACTTCCCTAGTCATTAGATTAACCCCAGCACCACCATTTTCATTGACTACCGATTCCTTCTTTATCCTATCGTCCGGCGTAGGATTACCCGGTTCAATGTAGTTTGCTTGAGCAGTTTCTGCTTGGGCAACATCCCCCCAATATTCGTTGTATAGGTAATTTTCAATATGGGAATTGGCAAAGTTTTGAGCGTATCCCGTGTACCGGTACAATCTGCCACCAAGATTTTTGATAGTGTCAGAATGTAAATCCGTGAAATGCTCCCAGTTGCGAGATACAACTTTTACTACGTCATCGTATTTGCTTATGAAGATTTGAGCAAGACGACTACTTCTCAATAGCAAGGACCCACCCCTTAGAATTGCCAGCATTCCTCCACCAACGTTAGTGAATATACGATCTCCTTGAACCATATCTGGGGGTGAAGAGGTATCTGGGAGGGTGGAATCCCCTCCAGGAGAAAAACTTCCAGTATCTACTAGCTGATTACCAGTATTGATGGATTGAGGGTATACGTTATTAGAGGTTTGTAATCTGGGTAAAAATCCTATAATTACAGGAAACCCCAAGGAACTATTAACTATTACCCTATCCCCCATTACAGGCGAACTCCTATCCCCGCTTCTGCTGGCACCTCCAGGACCCCCTAAAACGTATTGAACGTTTGTTAGATTTTGCCCTGAAAGGGTTTTAATTTTGCAAAGCTTACGTACGGTATCAACTTCGGTAATAGTACCCTCATCGAAGTTGTAATCCGTTTTTGATTGCGTTCTGAACATTGTCATAGTATAGTTTCAAATCCTCTTTTCAATTATAGCATATTTTAAGAAAGCTAAATTTATGAAGATTCAAATTAAGTCCGACCTCCATACTGAATTCAACGGCGGTAACCACGATCCTAAACATCCCAAGCATTACATTCATCCCGACGCCAAAGTTATAGTTCTAGCGGGTGACATCGCAGTAAGAGATTCAGAGATTGAATTTATTAAAGATCACTATGGTGAAAGTGAGAGAATGGTATTATACGTTCCCGGTAACCATGAGTTTTACCATAATGACTTTGATACTCGTGCTAATCAAATTAAGGAGATATTACGTCACTCTAATATATATTTTCTCAATACTGATTGGATTGAATGGGAAAAACCTTCCTCTGGGCAAAAAGTTCTTTTCCTAGGAGCGACTTTGTGGACCGATCTCTCTCATCCCTTTGATAATATGATAGCTTTAACCGGCATGTCTGACTTTAATAAAAACATTGTGTTTAATAGTCATCCTGATAAATGGACTGAAAGGAATAAAAGGGATAGGGAGTATTTGAAAGATATACTTTCTAATTCTGAGAATGATACTAAAAAAGTAGTCATTAGCCATCACTTGCCCTTGGCTAGATCTATCAATGAGCGGTATGAAGGGGACCCTCTTAACTGTTGCTACGTTTCCTATTGTGCCGAGCTTTTCAACAATGACTGGTCCCCAGATTTGTGGATCCACGGCCATACTCATAATTCATGTGATTATGTAGAAGGGAAGACGAGAGTAGTTTGTAACCCTTACGGATATGATGGAAGTAACGGGGAGATTTTCGATGTAAATCCTGAGTTTAAACATGATTTACTAATAGAGATATAATGAAAAAGCCCGGCTTTTAGCCGGGCGTTTACCTGAAACATCATGGAATTTGAGTGATTGTTTTCTAAGGATTTCAAAATGTATTTTAACACGAAAAACCTGAATAGACCAGACTTTCTTTTTTTAGCTTAAATACATTACATCTATAACAAATCCTTTTCCTACTCCAACAAAGTCAAATTATTTGGTATAAGAATTTTAGATACGTTAATTACACGTGATCTATTTTATAGGAAAAATTTAATCGTGAACAAAATTGTAGAAGTAAAAGGGTATTTGACTGAAAGTAAACTGGGAGATACTCTCCGGGAAATTTTCGGGGAAAATAATGTCATATCTCAGGTATCCGTAAAAGGCACTAAATTACGTATAGATTTCAAAGTTATCTATGATAATAAAGAACTATATGTAGAGTTTAACGGGGATTCTCATTATAGAGATGTTGAAGTAATACGTAGAGATTTTGAAAAAACTAAAACTTTCCCCAATCTTGTTAGCATACCTTATTGGGTACAATTAGACGCCTTAACTTTTAAATACTATTTCGGGCATCTATTCAACAACGATATTGATTTAAATTGCATTATAAAAACAGATTTTCCTCACGGTTTTATATCTGAAAAATGTGTACTTCCTTCCTATTTTTGTGAATTGGGCATAAGCCGGTTTTTATCAGAATTTAATAATTTGCCAAAAGAAATATCTGACGCAGTAGGTAAATCTTTAGGGATAAAGGTTAAGAGTAGTGGGGGTAGAATACACGAAGTAATGCCCTACATTTTGGCAAAAACATATTTCAAAGTGGATGAGTCTACTTATTATAATGGGTATAGACAAGTAACAAGGAGGGGTATCCATGCAGATGCAGAATCTGCTAAGGAATTAGAAATTGAAGTTTTGGACCTCATTCACCATGCGTATGATGAACTTTTCCCGATAAAAGGCATTAGTAATTTAAACGAGATTTTGAATAAGCATTTTAATCTAGATATCAAATACAATGAAAACGGAGATATTTCAGATATATGCTTAATCGATAACTATCATTCAACTGATAACACTTATCTACTATTAGAGGTACTATTACCTTATTGCGATGAACATTCCTTTATACAAATCGAAACTTTGAATAGGAATAAAATTCATTATTTCGATAAGAATACTGTAATGATGTAATAAGGGGGTATGAAAAAGCCTGGTTTTATCCAGGCTTTCTTTTTAGCTACTAAAAGCAACCGGCACACAACGGTCGTACTGTAATTGCACGTTCTCTGCGATTACTGGCTGCGCGGAGGCTACCTGAAAGCTGTATCCGTCAAAAACGCAGTATTCCAAATAGATACAGGCCAAGGGAGTGCCTAGACCATCCCCGGTTGGAGCCGTACCGCGAGTCTTGAATACCAACATCAAACCGAATGGAACTGAAAAATACTCCGAATCCAAGTTCATCATGATGTTAGAACCATTAGCACTTGGGGCCGAAGCACCAGTATCATCCATGGCAGGGCGATATGCCGACCTAGAAAGTGCTGCAAGAATATTAGCTTGATCTGCCAATAATTTCTGCATGCTAATCGTAGGAGCAGTCTTGCCCCGTGTGAAATAGCTACGGTTAGAACCAATTTCGAACAAACGCATCAACTGAGCATTTTGTTGATGTGCAATATTATCAACCAATCCAATGGGGATTAAATCAGTCGAAGTGTCTGTAATACCTGTAAAACGAGCAGGCCCTGCAAACAACATTGTTGTATCGGGGCTCGCAGAGAATTGACTAAATCGTTCAAGGCCATCAGAATTCAAGCTATCTACATAGCTACCCTTCCAGTCCCATCCTACACTATAGCCTGCGTTTACAACGGTACCTAGAACGTCATTTGTAGCAGTAGCTGTCATATTAATAATTTCCTTTTAATCTTTATCTGTTATTTTAACCAAATGTAGGGACCACAGAGGCCCCTACCTATTAAATGATCAAGTATACGTTCAAGTAATTCAACACGGTTGGAATTTGGATACCCAAATTAACATCAACCTGATCAGTATTATTAGTATCTTGAGCCAATGAAGCAATTGTGTATCCTAGCAATGGGGGGCCAATACGAGGCAAAGATTGCGACATCAGCAGATTGGCACCAGCATCAATAGTTTGACGAATGATATTCAAAGTCTGTGGGGTAATGTTCCACTTACCGATAAATGGAGCTAACAGCTTATTAAAGTAGTAAGAAACATAGTCCCAATTTTTCACTGCTTGCAATTCACGGTAATAGTACGTTGACATATCTGTCATCAATTCATGACGGCAGTAAGGAATTCCGCCGGGAACTTCTTGTACAAACAAGCAAGTACCGGCACCTGCCATGGTATCCAACTGAGCACGTGTGAACACAAAGTTACTATCAGACAGGCTACTAATACCGGCAATACCAATGTTAGTGAACCCTTGTTGAGCAGGGAACCCTGCAATCAATCCTGCTACTGCACAGCCCAAGTAGTACCCGGGTAACTGTACATTTACGTTATTGATGTTAACGAATACGATATCCGGTTGAATATGGCATAAACGATTATTACCAAAAGTAGTACTTATAGCAGCAACGTTAGCAGCACGTTGAGTATTGCTCAGATTACGGCTAACCCAATAACTAACAGCAGTAGCAGTACCTTGAGCTTGAATTTGCACTTGTTGATTGCTGATAACGTTCAACACGGTTGCAGTTCCAATTGGGCTCGGAGTGCCAGTACCTGCAGTAATATTGATAATATCACCCGGCTCAACTCCATCACTGATGAAAGTTGCATTACTTGCAGTCAGAACGTAATTACCAGAAACCAAAGTAATTGTGTTATTACCGCCGTTAGCATTAACCAAGCTAGAAGTATATTCACCAATTGGTGTTATGGACTGGATCAAGCTATTGAATAAACCTACCCGCCACAATTGGTTAGGAGGTGTGCTCATTTGAGTGCAGTGTGTACTTAGAGCTTGACCAACTTCCAAATCTTGAGTCATAACCGCTAAAGCATACAATTGCTGACCTTGAGCCAAAGACAGTGCAGCAGCATATCCCGCCTCGTTATCAGAGGGCACTGCAATAGCACAAACGCTAGTAGTGGTATTAGCCAAAGCTACTTGAACGCCCAAGCCCAGAGGGTTGAATTGGTTCAACACTCCCAGTTGACCTTCAGCATCAGTAATGTTGTTTATAGTCAATACTTGGCTAGACAAATCAGTACGCAAGGCACGATACTCAATATACACTGAACCACTGATGACCGGGCCATAGACCGAACCTGGATTAGGCTCAATGATAACAGTACCAGTAGTAGCAGTATTGGCGCTATTGTAATTCGTTGCACTATTCAATGGATTTGTTTGAGGCAACAGGTAATTGTTGTAAATCTTACGACTTTGGTAAGTTACAAGAGCCTGAGCTTGAACAATTGTTCCAGATGGAACTGCTGTGGAGATTGCAGGAGACAATCCAGAAATTACAGCACCAGTCAAAGTACCGATTGTACCGTAGTAAGTAGAACCGTTGGCACCTGCCCCAGGAATCATAATAGTGGAACCTGTAGCAAATCCGGTAGCAGAAGACAAAGTAAAGCCAGTCGCATTAGCAGCAATATTAGCAGTGTTGGTTGTAGAAGCTGCAACGTTAGACGGTAAAATATCTGCGATAGTAACATTGGTTATGTTACCAGTTTGAGAATTTACCGATAGAACGGTACTGTTAAAAGTATTAGCTCCACCAACTCCGTATTGAATAACTACTCCATCACCTGGTTCAATCAGGTAAGTAGAGGTATTAGGGTTAACATTATTAACACTAATTTTAGTCATAGCAGTAGCAGTCGTAGCAGTCGAGGCAGCAGCACTCAAAGTAAAAGTAGAACCTGCGATGATTTGAATATTAGCAGTCAAAGCGGCACCACTTACGCCCGCACCTGCAATAGTTACAACGTCACCTACCACGAATTGTGTTGGATTAGTAACGTTAGTGATAACCGCAGAAGAGGCAGTAGTATTACAAGCACCTGAAGCCGCGGAGTACGATAGGATGTTGCTTCCAGCGTAACCGTTCATACCCATAGCAACTGTTTGTACGGCAGCGTTGTTAAGGTAAATGCCCAAGCTGCTAGGCACTAATTGTTGACCAGGAATTTGGCTTGGCAGTGCGAACGTGTTGGCAACAGAAGCGTTACTAATAACCCCTGGCTGGCTGACAGCAACGTTGGTAACGGTAGTAGAGGCGGCTGTATTCAGGGTCAAAGTTAAGCTGCTAGAAGCGGTAACTGTAGCAGTTAATACTGCACCATTTACTCCGGCACCTGGAACGTAAACAGTTGCACCGATCCCAAACGGAGGAATCGAATTGAAAGTTAACGAAGTAGAATTTGCAGCTATAGAACCTAAGGCCGTTGTAGTGTTAACAGCAGCAGTTTGAATTAGAGAAGCCGTGCTGCCTGGAGTGTACCACACTACATTGTAAGCTGGTCCAATTATACATGCTGTAAGAGTCGGCGTAACATTAGCCACACCACCAGAGTTGGCAAGCTCTTGGTATACTTGTACACTTGGGACAATGTAACTCATTTATAAATATCCTTTTTAATAAACATAGAGCCACTTGGCTCCACGAGAGAAATCTGTATTCTAAATGTATTTTAAACCAGAGAACTTCAAATTTGTCAAGTCACGTTAGCAGGGACTGGATTAAAGTTAGTGAAAAAACCTTTAAGGGTAATAGCATCCCTTTTAGTTCTCCAGTCCTCTTCCATTCTCCAAGGAACGTTAATTGTCACTTGAAATTTCGTAGTATCTTCATCTGCTGGATGACAATCACTAACTCCTAGTGGCAATGCAAATTCAGAAAATCCTTGGCTTGAACAGATATATTGTCTTGTCCATACTAAAAAATGGGAGACCATATCTGTTAATAATTCACACGTACCTTCGTTATTAGCTTCAATAGTTATGGTAGCCGATCCCTCTATGAACACTAAGTTTCTCATTTCTTCAGCTCCAAAACTTGCTTTAACCCCGGGGCTGGAAGCCATGTTGTTAGTCAAACCGCTTTTACCAATTTGGTAGGTCCCCCTCCCCACTAATACGCGAGGTTTTTGCTGTGTTTCAATGGTGTTAAAGTTATTTATGGAATTAACGTCTATGTTGGAAACGGAATCATCAGGGCTCCAAACTATTCCTGCGGCGCTCGTATAATTAGCAAAAAAATAACGAAGAGGCTCCAGAATAGTAGCCGTGAGCATTAAGGGGCTAAATTTCATTGTTTACTCCTGTAATTGTTTTTAATTGTAGTAGAGGTGGAGTGGGCACGATGAGAGGGCGGGTATGGCAATCCGTTTCTACGAGCATGTAATCTTTTTAACTTTTCTCTATAATCCCTATGGGCAGTATGTACAGCAGAAATTCTGTCTTTGGTATCTAATATAGTGCCTACGATATCATCAGCATCCATTTCCCGTTTAACCAATTTGTGAATCTTGGCTATCTTTTCTAGGTATTTATTAATCATGAGTACTCGCTCGGGAAATCACTAATTCTTGTTACTAACTGATTTTCAACATCGCCCTTAGCTAATTGAGTAATTTTTAACATTTGGCGTACGGTACGACCTTGTAATTCAGTTGGTTGTATTTGTTCTATTTTGTAAACGTCCCAATTTCCACTACGAACTATAATGTCATCGGGATGCAGTTCGGGCATGCTTATAGTCCATGCACTTGTTTGGTTAGGTTCAAATACCCCGAAGTAAGTTTTAGAATACTCAGAAGGAGAGGCATCATACTGTAAATAGCAAGGGGCTGCTTCAAAATACCCACCGTCAAAACTCGTACCCATACATTCTACGCAATGATCCATTATAACTTTTTCAGCCTTAAAGTCCCAGCAAATGGAGCATCTAGCACCGTAGTCTTTCCTACGGAAAGCATAAGTTTTATTGCCTACAAATTTACTTAAAAGAATATGTTCTCTACGTTGAATCTCGTGGCTACGTATTTCTACCCATTTACGTTGATGAGTTAGCCAACTTGATCTTGGAGATTTAACTGTAGCGTTACCGTGACTAAGCAGTATGGCCTCAACTATGTACCATCCTTTATGAAATTTACGATATTCTTGAGTCTCTGTATCAAGTAGATAAGTTCCAGTAAGAGGAGCTTGATTTACTCTTTGAAAATTCTCAAAAGATTCCGTTGACGAAAAATAAACATTAAATAGGCACGATCCCCAAGTAGGAGGTACTGACCATTGAATGGCAATATGTTTAAACCAATATGGATAAACTTGAACCTTAATGTTCTCAGAAGATACAATCGTAGCTAGACTTGTAACAGGGTCATATTGACCGTTATGATTATAAGTAGCAGTCTGAAGTAAATAGCCAACATTGGGGGAGAATGAGAACGAAGCCATAACGGTATTTTAAGTCAATAGGCTTTTATATTTTTGGTATAAGTATAGTATGGTAAACATCTATTACTTACATTAAGAGGTATTATAATGTCTTCATCGAATGTAGTAGGTTCCAACGCACGGGAGGATCAAATGATGTCTTTACGAGTCTGGGTAAAGGTAACCCTATTTGTAGCAGCTAGTATATTAATGATTCTGCCGTATATCGTACTGGCCTTTTGGCAACGTTGTATTAAAGGTCAACATTTTGAATCACCCGCCCCAGAACATGTCAAAGCATTGCAAGACGAAATTGCTTCCTTGAACCCTGAACTTAAGGGCAAAGACCCGTCATCAAGAAAAATTTGAAATGGGTATGTCAAAAGCTTTGCTTAGTACTAAGAGAAAACTCGGCTTATTTCGAGTTTTCTTTAGTTCAATAATCATAGATGCTTTTGGTATAAGAGAAATATGAAAGACCTATGCTCGAATATACATTTTCGCACAGGTTGGCTGTAGTACAGATTTACTCCCGATAGTGCCCGCCGCAGTTTAGAAACTAGTTGAGTTCTAAACCCCAAGGTACTTACTTATGGCCAACCTGATGCGAATTACTCCCGCTCGGTTGGCCTCTTTTTTTTGCCATTACCAAATTGGGAAGATTGCTTCATCGCTAGAAATTCCTCCCCAACCCGACTCCATGTTCATTTCTATTTTTAATTCTTTTGCAGCAGGTTGAAATAAGGCCCTGAAGTTATTAGCAATATTAGTGTAAAGTTCCGATCTTTCTTCAATAGGGACTTGTAAGCCGCCATCACTATATTGCATAGTATTACGAGCCAGCAATGCTGCTTTCAAAGCATACGCGTGGTATAACGTAGCGTACAGCAGTATTGAGCTAGAAGGCATTGTGGCTCTGGTGAAGGCCGTTCTTGGAGACATGTTGTTGAATGTGTCTAAACCGTAGTCCATGCACATTGTAAGGAAAGTATCCGTCATCTCCTCCCCGTCTATCAAATAGTTATTGATAGGATAATCGGAAAGAGATTCGCGAATCATGTCAACCGAAAGATTAGCCATTGTAGTTACTCAGTTTATGCTGCAGCGGGTGCTGCTGCTTTTGCTTTAGGCGCTGGCTTTGCTGGTTCAGCCTCAGGTTTGCCAATAGCTACACTTGTAGTACCTGGATTATGCATATTCACTTTTTCGGCACCAGAAGCTGTTTCAACTTTTCCTGCTAATTCCTTACGGAGTTCTTCCTCCGACATTCCTGTAAATGGTTGATGCGCAGTAATCTTGATTACTTGAGAATTAGGATTGTCCTCAGTAGGCTCTTCACTTGTGACTAACGCCCATCCGCGGCTTTCAGCATAAATGACTTCGCTGGAATCACGGTCTAACGGGCTCAATGGCAGGTACTGTCCCGCGCCCATTTTTAGATCATGCTTAACAGTAAGATTGTGAGGTAAAAGATTTACGATGAACAGTGGCTTAGTATTTGCTACTGCTTCAAATTGGGGGTTTAATAGTTTGGTCATTTAAATTCCATATGGTAAGTATTGCTAGCTAAGTTTACTTCTTATTATAGCTACTGTCAATACGTTCCATAATTTTATTGTCTTTATGTTGATGATATTTGTGGAGACCGAGAAATCCGCTTCCAAGCCCTATAGAGGCTCCTAGGCCTGTTTTAATCCGGGTATGTAGGGAAGCCCTAGCTGCCTCCTCGGAGAGCTTTCTAGAGCCTCTAATGGCCCCTATCGAGACTCCTTTGATACCCATCCCATCAGCATCTCTCAAGACGTTTGCTGCGTTCTCGTATTTCCGGGCAGAATGGCCGATCATACGGTCACCGCAATCAAGAGCTTTTGTTAGGATTTGATTTGAATTGAATTTCGGCATAATGCATTATTTTAACTTAAAAGGGGTTGCAATGAATTTTCCAGAAGATTTTGAATTAATAAATAAACGTATCGTAGAAAACCATGGTACATTGTGCCGTAATGGTCAACTTTATGTTGAAGAACCTTTACTGGGATATAAGAAGGTTTTCACATATGGATCTCGACATGATGATTTAATGCATCTACACGGAGTCGAAGCGGTAAAGAGATACATGGATGCCCCTGCGGTAGCAACTATTATAATCCCCAAAGGGTCTCTGTTAAACCTGGCCCAGAATTTGCTAAATAAATTTAGAGCTAGTCAAGCAATTTGCCAATCTATTGAGCGCATACCTGGTAAAGGTACGGCTTCTATAGCTAGATCAGGTCACAATTATAATTTCTACTATCGCTCAGTAACGGATACTAGACATGTATTAATTCTACGAGAACAACCGTCTGATCAAGAAAAAATGAAAAATTTATATGCATTGGAAGCCCCCTTGAATTTGGAGAATTTAAGAAACCAATACGTAGTTAAGCCAGAAAAGCCTTTTAATACTAACATTGATGAATGTGCTTCTGGCATTCATTTCTTCGTGAATAGATATGAAGCAGAACAATACAACGACTTTTAATCCATAAGAAAACGCTATGAAAACAATGACCAATCTAGAAGTAAATAAGTATGTAAAATCCCACGGATTAATGCTGCCTAATCGCCAGGTATTTATTAAAAAACCCCTGTATGCATTCAAAAACGTGGATACCTATGGACGAGAGTTAGATGCAATTGCCATATCTTCTGGTGCCGTGTTAGAAGCAAGTTTTCGAGATGGACGGGATTTAACACCTGCTATAGCCAATTTAGTGATACCTAAAGGGGCTATTGTTAACCTAACCGATTATGACATAGTCGGAAAAAGTACCCAAATATCAAGTAAAAAACTCAGAGCTTCAATGGCACTATGCTGGAATATAATACGTTTGAACGATAGAAAGGAAACGCGTTTAGCCCGCTCCCGGCATGATATAGATTTTGAATATCGGAGTTGTAAGAATCTTGTAAGTGCCCAGGAGTTTGAGTTACTGAAGGGGTACCCGAGGTGGTTTAATAAGGATTATATTCTTCGACCTGATAATTTATTTGATATGAGTACAGGAACTTGTGCTTCAGGTATCCACTTTTTCGTAGAAACAATTGACGCTATAAACTATTGAGGCCAAATTATGAACAAAACAAATCCAATGACACCAATTGAAGTTAATAATTACGTGAGATCTCGTGGTATTTTATTACCTAACGGTCAGGTATTTATAACTTCCCATATGCGCGTTTTTAAAAAGGTATTGGTTTGGGGACCTAGGGGTGACGTACGAGGGATCCTCCCGCCGCTTACTACAAGTGAAGAACGTTTCTATACAAAGCGTTTGGATTCTTGTATAAAACGAGGTACTTGCGAAGAAGGTATAGCTAACCTGGTAATTCCTAAAGGGGCTATTGTAAATTTGGCAGGAGAATATCCCCATAATAAAAATGCTACAAACTGCTCCGATAAAAAACTAAGGGCCTCAACTGCATTTTGCTGGAGCATAGTTAGGATTTTCGACTTTGTCGAAGTACCTATAGCAACATCTTATCATGTCAAGTCTTTCTATTACAGATCTGTAAAAAGTCTTGATGACAAAATAAAAGTAAGAAATCTGACAAGTTCGTACGGAGAACCTAGTAATATGCTGATGGGTACCCTAAAAGGTTTTGACACTTCCAATAAAGAGTGTTCTACTGGCATACACTTTTTCTTGGAACTTCAAAGTGCCATCGATTATTAAGGATACAAAATGAAGAAAATGACTGTAAAAGAGATTAATGACTACATCAAATCTCACGGGGTATTACTGCCCAATAAACAGGTGTTTCTTACTAAACCTTTATATGCATTCAAAAGGGTTGTTACGTCAGGTAATAGCTGGTATGACGTTGTAACTACTAAAACAGGACTATCCAAAATTTTGAATGATGACATTGGTACGGGTAGTAGTACTAAAGCTATAGCCAATTTAATAATTCCAAAAGGGGCTATTGTTAATACTCTTGATAGCGAATGGAATTCAGAAACTGATAAAAGTTACAAGAAACTTAGGGCCTCAACAGCGTTCTGCTGGAGTATAATTCGCCTAAAGGATAATTTCAGTATGCCTGTGGCGGCTTCTGTGTGGGATTCTGACTTTCATTATCATTCCATAAGTCTTTTAGAAACTCACATACATGTAAAGGATCTTTCAATAGAGTACGGTTACTGTAATAACCTCTTAATAGCGACCCAGAATGCATTCGATACTTCCCGAAGCGAATGCGCTAGCGGCATACATTTCTTCCTAGAATCTCAAGATGCAGTAACTTATTAAGGTACCCATATGAACTTACCAATGACCGTAGCCGAAGTTAATGAATATGTGAAATCCCACGGAATAGTATTGCCTACTGATCAGGTGTTTTTGACTAAGTCTTTGCATTGTTTTAAGAAGGTTTTTACCTATAGAGGTACTCCTGGAGGTACAGAACCTGATAAGGCCCCATTTACTCCTTCTTATAGAAGGTATTGGGGGGAAATTTTAGAAGCTTACACTTCCAATAACATTAATTCTGCCCGCGGTAGGTTGCCCGCCATAGCCAATTTAATCATACCCAAAGGTTCTATAGTTAACTTGGCTAGTGCCCTATATCCTTCTCGAGGATATTCTTTGCAAAGTTATGACAAGAAGCTACGGGCCTCCTTTGCTTTATGTTATAGTATAGTTCGCATGGTAGACCAGACAGAGGTTAAAGTAGCAGTATCCGAGCACGATCCTACTTTTAAATATTGGCCGATAAAGGGGAGGAGGCTTCCTGGGGAAATTGAAAGACTAAAAGATTACCCTTCATCGTCTATTGGTTTTGCCAAAGTACACTACATTTACCCTAGGGCACCCTTCTCTATGGATAAAAACGGGTGTTCTTCCGGCATTCATTTCTTCGTGGAACTTCAAAATGCATTGGATTACTAAATGAAAATGTTTAACTTAGCCCCAAACATCTGGGTGCCTGCATCGGCAATCCTACTCGTTAGGCATTACGGGAATTCCGTTAAAAACTCTATGCATGACGAATGGGAAGTAGTTCTTATAAACTCCACGTCTTATAAACTATCAATGGCGGGGGAACACGAAAAGTCATATAGAAGAGAAGTGATCGAGGATTTAATATCATTCTTTGGCATAAAAGCAGATCAGACTTGTTGGGCGGGTAACCAACTTTATCCTAGTCCTAAATCCGGGTTTTGAATCTCTCAATTAACAAGCAAATGTTGGTATAATGAAATTATATAAAGGGGATTTTTACCCCATTTCTTTTTGCCTAAAGGGATATACATGAAAAGTCCTGAACAGAAAATATTTGATGGCATAGTAAAATACGTTGCCGGAAACGAATCTAAATTCAACGTACATAACTTGGCTGCAGAACTCTCTTTACAAGTGATGGAGAAAGGTGAGTATCATTACGTTAATGAGGGAGAAATGATTAAAAACGATATTGTACGTTATTGCTCAAAGCACAACGAGCGTTACTATTTTAGGATACAAGAACGTTTGACCAGAGGGGAAAGTGCATGGTGTAAATTGACTACCATGGTATGTGAAGTGGAGCCTTATTTAGAAAGTAAAGTTTCTTATATTCAAATATCTCCAGAACGTTGCTTATGATTTATGATGCTTTAGATAGGAATGAATTGTGCTTCAAAAAGTAAGGGATATTCTAAGAGAGAAGCAGGATAAGGGTTACCCTCCATTTTCTGAAGTAATAGCAAAAGAATTGAATTTGAAAATATTAAAGGTGAAACAAGAACTTGGATATAACTCTCATTCTTATTCTACTAAATATCTGCATACAGACTCTGGTATTAAATTTGTAATAAACGAATATTACTCAGACGAACCTCCCTCAAGTAACTGTACATCTAATTTATGAAGGAATAAACATGACACGTAAACTAGCAACTCTACGTATTATCAAAGAGCTGGTGGAAATTCCTGGAGCCGACCGGATCGAGCTTGCAATTATAGATGGTTGGCAAGTAGTAGTTCAAAAAGGTCACAAGGTAGGCGATCTAGTTGTCTATTTTGAAATCGATTCCTTTTTACCGGAATCAGATCCTCGATATGCTTCATTCTCTGAGCGTTTCAATAACTGGGGAGACAAACGAGGCATGAGGGTTAAGACCATCAAACTTCGCCAGCGCCTCAGCCAGGGCGTTATTATGCCTTTGCACGAATTCCCGGAAGTTAAAAGTAGTGATTACACAGAAGGTACTGATGTAACAGAGTTGCTCGGTATCGAAAAATGGGAACCCATTGAAAAGGCAGATACGACTGGCACTAGAGTTCCAGGTAGTTCAAGGGAAAAACGTTTCCCTGCATTCATTCGTAAAACGGATCAAGAACGAATTCAAAACTATGGACATATGGTTCAACGAGCATCTAAAACAGATGAAACTTTTGAAGTAACTATGAAAAAAGACGGTAGTAGCTTGACCGTATTCCGCGTTGATCCAAGCAGCTTTTATTATAAGGATGCTAGAGAAATGACTGAGAAGAAACTGTCATTCTCTAAGCGGGTCTTGCGCACCATCAAAGAATTCTTCAAACCTAGCGAAGATCCTGTGTTTGGTATTTGCAGCCGCAACCTATTGTTACCACTGAAATCCGAATCCAATTTCCATACAGCGGTCTACGAGAATGACTTGCTATTGAAATTGGATAATATCGGAGGTAGCTACGCACTGCAAGGTGAAGTAGTCGCCCCTAATATTCAAGATAACCATGAACGTGTGAATAAAGTTGAATTTCACTTATTCGATATCTACGATATTGACCGTCAAGTATACGTGTCTCCTAGTATTCGCAGAGGTATTTGTGACGAGTACGGCATTCCTCACGTAACGGTATTAGCCAAAAATGTCGGGCTGGACGAAGTTTTGAAGCCACATCTCCACAATGACGATATCGTTAAGGCCGCATTGGCGTATGCAGAAGGTCCTGGAGATAACCCGGGCGTAATCCGTGAAGGGGTAGTGTTTAAATCCGAAACCCGTGATTTTAGTTTCAAGGCTGTAAGCAATGCTTATCTTTTAAAGACTGGAAAATAGCATGGCAAAATTCAAAAAGGGTGACGTAGTTAAATGCGTATCCAGTAATGGGTATAGGTATCTCACAATCGGAGCAAAGTATGAAGTTACTGATGTAGGCAGAGATAAGTATATACGGTTAATTAATGATGAAGACCGTGCTCATTATTATAAACCTGATAATTTTGAATCGGGAGAGGGCATAGATTTTACTAAACCTATTCGTACAAAAGGAGGGATGAAAGTAGAAGTTGTTACTGCTAATGGTAGAAACGGATCAGTATTGGTTTACCTAGGAGATTCTGAAGTACCAGTGATATATGGGAAAGATGGTAGACCCCGGCCAAGTAAAGCTCTAGATGCTGAAGCTGCGGAATCTTTCACTTTGGAGAATTATACACTTGAAATCCAAATAGGGGAAGTGTATTTAAACGTATACGGCGAATCTAAAATTGTGGTTCACAAATCTCTATGTAGTGCTGAAAGAAATTCTTCCCCTGATTTAAAGGCCCGTGTGAAAATTGACCTTGGGAAAATTGAGACTGGTCGTTTTGATATTTAACACTAAGTAATACTAAACCGGGGGGGGGGATAACCGACCCGGTTTTTTTTAGTTTTCATTAAGATATTAAGGTTTTGGTATAAGTAAAGTGTTAAAGGTTGTTTTTCTTTTTACACTTACATTACATCGGGAGATGCAAATGAGTACTGAAATTAAAGCAGGTGATTGGGTAAAGGTCACGGATTCTACTGATTTAGGAAGTATTTTCACTCAGCATTCTTTGGGAAAATCTTATAAGGTAGAGGCTGTGTCAACAGACGGGGATTTAATTAACATTATAGCCGAGGGTCGTCGCGGAGCCTTTTTCCCTTGGAGATTCACTCCAGTCAGTGCCCCAGAAGGTATTGAACATGGGGATGAAGTTATGCTGAGGCATGGTGTTGAAGTTGCTGGCATATCCAAAAATAAAGTGTATTCCGTAAATTCACTTAGTCAAATGGAAAAAGAAAGAATATGTGTAATCAAGGATGATGGTAAACTTGATTGGGTTCCAAAATCTGCTTTCGAATTAGTAGCTACCTTTAGAGAGGCCCCCATCTTCTTGTCGGGAGATATTGTTGTTCATAATCCAAACTTTACTGGTGATGTAGAAATATCCGATGATATTCCTTATAGGGTAGAGAGGGTTGGCCCAGTCGGTAAGGCTATAAGCATTAGGAATGATGAAGGTAATGTTCGAGGATACCTAGCCAGTCACTTTTCCAAAATGGATGCTTCTCAACATTTTCCTTTCTCTGATCCCCCACCACCCCTGGATTTCACCAAGCCAATAACAACTAGAGATGGTCGTAAAGTGGAGGTTGTTACTACTAAAGTTAGGGGGAACGGCGGCAATGTTATGTATTACATTGAGGATAGTGAAAATATGTATTTCACAAATCCCAATGGCCGGATGTATGATGACCCAACTCCTAGGAAAAGTGACTTGATAAACGTGCAATGGGAGGTTGAGCCAGAAGTTTTTAAAACCTACATATCTCCTAAAGGGGATATTCTCTACTTCAGCACTGAAGGAAAGTTGTATCTTCCGGCAACAATTAAAACTGATACCTTACTTCCAAAATCGGCTGCCTCAATAGTCAGAGTTTCTCTTGGCAAAGTCAAGGTAGGCCGTAACGATAGTTAATAATGTTTGGAGTCGGGCATAATGTAATTTGCCCGGTTTTCTTTTTCACATTTACATCAGGAGATAAAAGAATGAGTACCGAAATTAAGGCGGGTGATTGGGTAAAATTTGTTGACACAGACGGAATTGGTGAGTTTCTCAAAAGGCATCTTGAATACTCAAAAGATAGAATTTATAAGGTAAGAGACGCATCAGAAATCGATGATAGTTGTAGATTTGAAGGGTATCCCAATTCATTTTACAAATTTAGATTTTCGGTCGTTCCTGAGCCTCAGGGTTTTGAAGTCGGTGATGAGGTTATGCTCAAACCGGATCATAACAGAACTGGATTCCATCACTGGGAAGTATACAAAGTTATAGATACGCACGTGGATTACACACGTACCCTTATATTGCTCAAAAGCGGAAGCTCAGATAAATTGAGTTGGGAAGAGTCTAAGATATTCGACCTAATTAGCGCCCAACGTAAAGGGAAAACCGAGGATCCTTGGTGCATAGATGTTGGAGACATTGTCGTCATTCGTCCAAGTGTAGACGCTTCAAGTGAAAGAATCCTCAGTATCACACTAACTAAGGGCACCCCTTACGAGGTAATTCGTACGAACGGAGAGTGGCTGACATTGCGTGACGACAAAGGTTGTCTTAACGATTATGGTCGTATGCAATTCGTTCAGATTGAACCGGATGATCCCGTTGTAAAGCCTGCCTTAGACTTGGATTTCACCAAATCGATAACGACCAGGGAAGGACTTAAAGTCGAAATAGTTTCTATTAAAGGTAGGGGAGAGCTTCCAGTTCTGTATTACGTTCAGAATTCTAACCTACTAGAATTCACCAGTCTTAATGGTAGGAAGTACGGAGATGTTACTCCAAGAAAAGAGGATCTGATCAATGTTCCAAACTAAGTAAATCTAAAGTCTTTTAAGGTTTACGTGGATAGGGATGGGTATCCCGTATCCTTTGAAGATACTTTGGGAGTTTCTTACGTGCCTACTTTTGCAAGGCCCCCTAAGAAAGATTTGACGGAAGTAGAGCTTCTTTTGCAGGGCACGGTTGTAGCCGGGGACGTTAAAACTATTGAGGTTCCTGTTCCAAAGTAAGGGTTTTGAGTAGAAGTGTAACGGGGAAGAGCCGGGGCTAAACCCGGCTTTCTTTTTTCAATAAATATGTAGATGATCACGAATATCAACTGCTGTTCTATAAGATATGACAAGCCATGTTGAATCAAGAATATCTCGATAATCGCCGAGGTTCTTTATCGCCTCTATGAGAGGGCCGTAATCATAATTTGACCCAATCTTGTCATACCCTATCAGATAGACGGCCATGCTTACCCCAAATAGTTAATGTCTAGAAAGGTTAGATCATGTGCCTAGTTTTGGATACTGTTGTAATTGACAGGTGCGGAGGGGATACTTGTGGTGAGGGGATAGATGTCTAAATAAAAAACCGGGTTTAAAGCCCGGTTTTCTTTTTTAGCTAAAATCCTGTCAAAACATTAAAAGTTACAAACGATTGCACCATTAACATTCCCAATCCCCGAGCCTATTGCCTCATAAGTGGTAAATTCTATGAAGTCCATCTCAGTCTTTAAGAACACAGTGGCATCTTGCAAGCTATAGAATTGACCCAGATACTCTTGAGGTGCGAAGATAATACATTGATTAGTCGGCAAAATGTCCGCCTTATTCGTAGTGATAATCTTATAACCAAAGAAGTTGTCCAAAGATGCTTGACCGCGGAACAATTCCGATGCTGCTGGTGAACCAATATCAGTGCTTGGGAAAGTCAGCAAATCAGAGTACATCGATTGAGTCATCAGGATGCATCCAACTGGTAGCTTATTCAGCAACAGATTCTTAACCGCAGCCATCAAGTTGACCTTATTAAAACCGCCAGAGATAGTATGAACGTTACTATTTGCCGAGGCAATGCTCATAATATTTTGGTAGAAGTTATAGTCTTCTTGATATTGCAGATCCTTAACACTGTTTTCTTGAAGGATAGTGCGAATATCGGTACGGTAAGTAGCTAATTCAAACTTTGACTTCTTGAAGGTGTTAGAACTGATCTTTTGGAACGTTACAGGATACCTGACGCCCTTAAAGTAACGGATCTCTGCACGAGCCAGGAATGGCAAGTTAGCAGCGATAGAATCCGGTTCCTTTTCAACGATTACCGTTGGTTCTTCAGTCAATTGACGATCCAATTCCGAAGCAGTGATTTGAACAGGGTTCAGAATCTTACGAGTGAAACCATCTTCACGTAGCTTTTGGCGAACGAATGCGGACATTGCGGTGCTAGCTTCCTTGACGTGACCTTGATCGACCTTATCCAGGAAGGATTGATTCATGAATTGAACGTTAATTGTTTCTTGTGCGTATGTAGTCATTATGCCACCTCAACAGTAATATGAGCAGTAGTTGGAGAGCCATAACCAGAGGTAGAAGCAGCAACAACATTTAAAACGTAACCAACGATAGGGTCACCAGGAGCGTATGTCGAGCCAGTACCCGAAGCAGCAGTAGCCAGAGTCAAGACACCATTCACAGCGGTAACAGCATTACCTGGTGCATAAGTTTGGGTGTTATCGTAGTTCGAGATATCGGCAATAAAGTTACCCCACAGAACGACAGCTTCATTTGTGTTGGCACACGAAGCACTATCACCGTTACCAGCAACAACTAGACCAACGTTGTTAGAGCCCAGTGCTGGCGTACCAGAGCGAGCACCAACTTTCCAAACAGTACCGTCAGTATACTTGGTTACCCAGTCACCGTTATATAATGTAACACCAGCTTTGATTGGCTCAGCGCGTTCAATAGCGCCGTCGTTAGGCCAACCTCTGCGGATCATTACGGTATTATCCATTAACATATTTAGATTTCCTTTTAGGTTTTTCTTTTTTTAGGTTCCGGGTAACAGCAGCTAAGCCAATAACCAGAACTTACATTTACTTCATTAATTCCAGCTTTCGCTGAAATTGTTGTTCTTGTATAAGTATTTTAACGTATAAAATCAATACTAGTAATTTTGGTATTGACTATTATCGTTTTTTCTGCTGCCAGCTATTGCGCCACCAGCTAATCCTACTCCAATTACTCCTGCTCCAACTTTAGCTTGGGCTTTGTGCATGTTCAATTGAGCTTGGTCTTTTTGAAGGTTCACACGATCAAGGATGCCTTGACGGTTGTTTATCTTCTTCATATTAGATGACATTCTGGGGCCATTAACTCTGTTGCTAGCCAAATCAAACTGAGCTTGACTCTTGAATTTACTAGGATCGAATTTACCAGTAGCTTTGCCCAAAACAGAGTTTTCATTTTTGTATTTGGCAATGTTGTTACTAAGTCCTTGAGCTTTAGCAGCTAGCGGTCTAAATTCTCTACCTCCAGCAGTTCTCATGGTTGACTTAATAGCGTCTGCGGCTCTTCCTAAGTTACCTAAAGAAAATACCCCGGCAGCAATCTTCTCCAAGTAAATATTACTCATAGAATGCCTCGTGCTTTACGAACCATTTCTAATACTCCACCAGCCTTAGCAACAGGTTTAATGCCTGCTTGACGAGCTTTACTTAAAGTATTGAATCCGCTAGGAATTCCGCTGTGAGCAGCTTTAGGAACAGCAGAAGCAGAATCTGCCAAGTGCATATTGGCCGAGAATTCAGAGCGCATACTCGCTAATTTTTCCAAGTACTTATTCATTATTGCAAATCCGAAAGAATGAATTCAGCTAAAGGATCAGTCTTAGTACGAGCAACGCCAATGCCTCTCCCCATACTCCAAGGTTCATCAGATACAGAAGCAACTTTGGTTAGCAGTTCTTGATCCATGGATCTCAGCATTTCCAAATCTTCATTGGTGAACATTCCTGAACTTGCGGCTTTAGTGATAGGTTCTGGCAAAGTGACTTCTTGAATACGAAGATCTTCTGCGGCTTTTTCCATAGACTTAACCAATTCGTCTCGTTCGGCTTCTAATTGTTCAATATATGTTGCAGCAGATTTAAGCAAACCAATAGTGGGGTCTTGTGCAACATTGAACCCTGTCAAATCTTTGATATTCATATTAGCAGCTTTGACAAGTGCTACGGCTTGTTCGATATCGACACCCGAACTGGAGACAATCTCTTGAGCAGCAATTTTCTCCATTTCTAATTGGGCGATTTCAACACGAGCAGCTTTTTCGTCCATACCTGCTTGTTTCAGTAGTTCAACTGCACACTCTTCAGGAGAAGAAAGGCGAATTTGTTCAGCACGATCTAAAAGCTGTTTCGACATTTGTGACATATTAATTTTCTTCCTTTTTCCAATCCAGTAATACCGGATGCATAATATCTAAATCATTTAAGGCTTCTTTATGGGCTTCATTTTCACCAATGGCTAGACCCAGTAAACTCCCTAACCCTCCAGCCATTACCCCAGTCAAACCTGGTTTGCCACCAGTGTGTGAAGCTAGGATAGCTGCGACAGCCCCAGACGTTAAGCCTAAGCCAGCCCCATATCCTAAAGGTTTCCAGCTGCTATCAACTTGTCTGGCGTATTGATGGTATTGATTCCTATCCAGATTAACAGGTGGAGTGTTGAACAAACCACTTCCTAAACCGGGATTACCTCTTACAGCATACGTTTCGGCAAGTTTTTCTAAATATTTGTTAGGGCTAGCCGAGGGGGTTGAATTAGCTTGTTTATTCAAATGATTATTGTATTTTACCGCTGCGTAATCCCCGACAAGACCTAGTCCTCCACCTACTGCACCAATAGCCAAGCCCTTTTTAAAGCCCTCGCTTTTTATAGCAGTTCCTACTGTACTTATAGGTTTTTTAATGGCATTGCTTAAACGTTCGGCAAATGGCACCACACTCTTTGCACCCTTACCAGTCAAAGCGTTAGTCACCGGATGTGCTAATCCTGAAGATACTGCTCCAGTAGCTCCAATAACCGCTGTATCCCTTAATTCGTGATTGTTGTTTGACATGGTTATTATATTTTACTCTATTTGTCAAAACGCTAATATAAACTAACGCTTTGAAAAATAGCCTGAACGAGTCAGGCTAAATTTATTTCTTAAGCACCGTACAATTGGGAAGCTTTGCTTTCAACCAGGGAGAGGGCTGTGTCGAAATCAACGCCGTCTTGAATCAAAGCATTGACTGCAGCCTTCTTGTGTTGACCATAAGCATAAGCGCCACCGCCTGCAGCAGCCAATCCCGCAGCACCTGCAACGCCATAGCCAACTGGGTGAGCCTTAGCGTGATCACGAACCATGTAACCCAAAGTTTGAGCTTGAGTAGCAGCTTCGCGGCCACGTTGAGCCATGTTAGCACCAGTAGCCTTAACTGTTTCTACGCCAGCTCTGCCATAAGCATGAGCTTTGCCGTACGCGTCACCAGCTTTGCGAGCAACGTTAGCGCCAGTAGCCTTGACAGTTTCTACACCGGCTCTACCGTAAGCGTGGGCAGCACCGTAAGCCTTGCCAACTGCACCCTTGATAGCTTCCATCTTACTAGCTTGCTTTACCAAGGACATAGCAACGTCAAAATCGACACCATTGTCAATCAGATCATTGAACGCAGCTTGCTTAACTTGAGTATCGTACTCGGCTTCCAGTTCATCAGAAGCAGCCTTGACCAAGGAAGTAGCGTCGTCAAAATCAATACCTTCGTTCATCAACGCAATAACAGCAGCCAGCTTTTCTTGATTTTCACCCAGATCTTCAGGGCCAGCAACTGGAATTTGAGCAGGGACTTGGCGTGCGTTAGCGGCACCTTCGGCTTGCGCAGTTTGGCCAGTTACCAACTGATCTTTAACGCCTTGACTCATCGCATCTGCAACGATAGCATCATAGATTTCATTAACAGTTCCACCTTCGCCGCGGCCATCAGTACCAGGCAAATTTTGAATGACCATGTCGTGCTGATCCTTCATAGCAGCATTGTCTTCTTGAACTTTATTAGCAACAACGCCAGCAGGGATACCATTGTATGTTGCAACATCACCCACACCCGCTTGCTTAGACAGCAATGCTTGGGCCAGGGCCTTACCAGCAGCTTCCGCTTGTTTGTTCATTTTTTCGTTTCCTTTGTCAGTTGTTTGATTGATTGGTTGTTGATTTTTAGACGCAACCTTCTCCATAATTTCTTTTACAAGATCAGCTCCAGCTTTGAAAGCAGCAGATTTTTCTTGCTCATCCTTTTCCTTGAACTTATCTTTGTCCTCAGTCTTTTCATCCTTCGACTTATCTTCAGCTTTAGGAGGGAAAGTAGAACCCTTATTACCTTCGGCTTCACCCTTGTCTTTGCCTTCGTCTTTATTTTCTTCTTCAGACGCCGACTTTTGCAAACCTTGGATCAGGTCGTCCAATGTAATAGTCTTCATTTCAAAAATATCCTTTTATTTGAATGTAGGGCCAAATAGGCTTCTACGGTGTTACGAATTCTTTGTTAATGCTTGTAGAGTACTTGCTTTTATAAGTCTATTAGCAATAGCGTAATCAGAAGCAGACTTAACTAATATTATTTTAACCTGTGGATTAGAAGAGTTACCTTGATTCAGCTGCATTTCCCTTACTTTTTCTTCAATGGCCCTGTTAATAAACATTTTTGCAGCAATAGCTGTTCCTCCAATTTCGAGAATGGCTTTCATCATCTTTGCTAATTCAGCATGTTCATTAGAAGGGGTAATGCCATTACGCTCTTTGAAATATTCGTAAGGGGAAGGTTCCGCTATCGGACCATTACCGATGTACCCAATATTAGAAGCAATTCTATCGTAGGACGCACGCTTTTCTACAAACTCTGGGAGTAACGAACATTCCCCTAAGCTTGCACACAGGATATTGGCAATTTCTTTACGGGGACAATCTGCCGCGCTAATGTCGTCGGGGATATCAAAGGGCGAGGGGCCCAACTCATCAACCATAGATTCTACTACATGGCCTAAACCACGAAGTTTTTGATCATATTTTTTAGCTATGATTAGTTCAGCCAGGAAAGCAATACTAGGAGAAATTCCCAGGTGAGCCATAGTTTCAAGAGTGTCTTCAAGTTTATGTACTGACAATGAATTTATAATAGCATAAGCCGGGTCTTGTACTTTGTCAAGAATAGGTTCTATGTGGTTAAGGTTCTGAGCTACTTCGCCTTCAACTTCCTTAACCATTTCACTGATTTTCCTCAGACCGGCACGTTTAGTTTGAACTGCAACTTTATCTAAGCCTTCTCTTTCAGCAATTTCTGCACTACTAATAGGCTCACTGCCATCTTCTGTTTGAGCTACTATGCCATTAGCATTTGCAGCAAACCCAGCGGTGGCCAGTTTTTGCAGAACACTGCTGACCGGATCAGCCGGTCTAAGTACCCAACTCATATCGAAAAAAGTTAATGGGGCAGTATTTAAAGCCATGACTCTAGACCCATCTTGATAAATTCTACCAAGCTCTTGGCTAAGATGTTTGCAGTACTCCATTCTTGTACGCGCTTTGTTACCACAAACACTGCACTCATCCCAAGGAGTCCTACAAGCCATTGAAGTTTTAGGGAACTCGCCAGATTCTAACTTATCTACGATATCCCAGCCTTTATCACGGTCTATGTACGCAATTACTTCCACTCTATGCATGCGGTGGTTGTATATAGAAAACACAACTTGACCTATAGCTATAGCCGGATTTTTATTAACGTGATTCTTGAATATATGTGCAGGCGTAGTATAGAATGTTTCATGACATTTTATAAGATTTTCCTCGGGGAAGAAATCTGAATTGCGATTTGCCCCCCAGTATTCACCTGCAGACATAGCCAAAATATGCACATATACTTTGGAAGGGTCCGGTTTGATATTAGAAGCGTATTCAGTAATTCTGTCATCAGCCGCAGCGGATTTGATAAAGCCCTTAGTTTTACTAAAATCTATTATCGTTATAGTCGGCTCATCGTTGTGAAAAAACGAATCACAATCTATTAATTTAGTTAGTGCCATAGATTAAATCTTACCCCTATTTGTATTCACCGGACTAGGTGCCATTTGAGCAGGAGTCAAGGTTTTGTTGATATCATTTAAAGCTCGTAGACTCTTATGTTCCAGCTTCAATTTATCCTGATTAGCCCTAGCAGTAATAGAACTATTATGGTAATTAGCTAAAGATACTGCGAGAGAAGCCCCGCTAATACCTAAACCTATGCGGGGAATCTTAGTGTTGAAGTCTGCTAATTTTAACAAATATCTATTTTCACTGGAAGTTTTACTAAGGGCCTCATACGGTCCGGCGTCAGAATTATTCCAAAGTGCCTGTGAATTCTGGTTACCTACAACCATGGCATTGCTACGAATCTCTTCGCACCAAGGCCCTGTTCCCGAATAGCTCTGAACGTTACCACCGGCATTTTCTGTCGAGGGATCGGAATCTACAATTCTAGCTATAGCACCAAGATAATCGCTTTTGTTAGGCATATACTTAACCTATTAAATGTAAGATTTCGGAGTAAACGTAGTATTGTCTCTGTATGTACGTTGTAAGTCAGTTACGGTTTTGATAATAGTAGGGTCAATGCCAGAACCGTGGACTGCATTAGCCAAAACCGTGCTTAACAGATTACGATCCGCGGCAATATCAGGAGCAAAACGGAAAATAGTTTCAGCATATTCCTTAACACTTTCAAGTTCCCTAGCACCTTTGATAGCCTCTTCTTTTACAATAGGATTGGTTACCAGTACGTATTCCAACGCTTGAAGAAACTTGGTACGCAGACGGTCATGATTGATACTATTAGCAGCAGCACCTAATGCACCTACTCCAGTAGTGATTAGAAGTTTACCTAAACTTTCGCCGAAACCCTTGCCTAAGCCAGCAGTAGCGGCAGCGCCAATGCCTCGTCCACGAATTTCCATTAACTTATCCGCAGCACTTTTTTGATCAAAACGGCTATTAGCAGCTTTAGTAAAGCCACGAACGAATTCGTCAGCCATTTGCTTATCACCAGCGTATTTTTCTAAAGCGTATGCTTTTACTTTTTCTAACATGTATTGTCCTCTTGTTCTTTCGTTCTTATTCTCTTTGTAATGCTTTCCAAACATCCCTGCTTGTATTTGTAGATTTGTCTACGCCAGGACTATACGCTGCAACATCAAATATTGGAGTGGCTAATTTACCTGCAACAGTACCAATACCGATTTTCTTAGCAACCGGTGCTACGTGACCAATACCTGCTTTTGCAGCAGCAACTCCAACACTATTCGTAGAGTTGGCTAAAGTATTTCCGATACCAGTACCGAGGGCTTTAAAGGGCGCTGACGCAACAGATCCAATAGCTTTGCCTAACGTGCCGAAAATGGCCTGTTTTGTCATTTTAGCACGTTCGCCCAATTCTTCAGCGGATTTAATTTGAGCATTAACTTCAGCAGCTTCCTTATATAATGCTTGTACTTTGAATACGTTTTTCAAATCAGCTTCTTTGAAAATGCCGCTGTTATTATGAGCCTCTACTTTGTTATATACTAAAGTCGAGAGTAAAGCGAATTCTTTTCCATCTGCAATAGCAGCTAGTTTTTCCAAACCTTGAGGATCCTTGCTCACAACCGATGCAGCTTTGATTAGTTCTGGAACAATCGTAATTGCACGATCTTTTAGTAATTCCAGATCACGTTCATGCATAGAAGCAGTCTTGTTGAAAAACACATGTTTCTCTGCTTCTTCTAAAGAACGAGATTTATACTCAATTTCGGACGAAGCTTTGACCAGTGAAGGAGAAGAGGGGGCAGGGGCGCACAAAGGTTCCTTAGTACTAGCTGACGCTGATTTCATCATATCTGGGATAGAGATGTCTGCCATAACCTCGGCCATTTTAGCCAAAGGAAATTCAATCGTTCTATCATTAGTAACGTCTTGAGCTTTAAGGAATGCAATAGAATTAGTAGCTTCAATAACCCGTTGAATTTGTTCTGAGTTCAATTCCATAGCCGATGCTTGTTTTGCAATACCTGCACTTAGAGGAACTTTTTCGTTCAAAAACATCTCTGTAGCCCTAACGGCTATATCTCGGATTTGGTCAGAATTTATAACAGTCATATCGTTTCCTTTAATACATTATTTTAACAGACGGGGTTACTTGTATTCATGAGTCTTGAAATGAGTGAGGAATTTAGTTAATCTCGGTTTATGAATACGTTTTGGTTTTTTATAGGATTTTTCACTACGGGGAGGAGTAGGTGCTTTTAGAAGAGCACACACTTTAACTAAATATTTGTTTTCACGATCATCCATTGCTATTAAATTCCATATCCATTCAAATCATTCAACCCTTCAAACCCCTCAAGGCTGAAACTTTCCGTGCTCACTTCACCTACCTCAGCATCTGTTCCGTTATCTCTTGTTATAGATTCAAACCCTTGAAAGTCAGGCTCTATTTCCTGCAAAGCCAATTCGATATCTTGGCGAGCAGCACCTGCATCCATGACCCATGCTTTGATAAGCCTTGCCAGATCCATGCTTAGCTTTATGTACTTAGTACTTTCTTTAGAAGCCTCGGTTGAGTTACTATTAAATACGGCTTCTTTAGATTTCATAACGCAGGTGGTAAAAAGGTCTTGTAACCCTTCCACCGGACTGACACTAACTTGTTTACCTAAACGCCAAGCTAAAAAAGAGAGGCCCTGCGAAAGCCCCCACATCTTCATACTCGCTTCAGCCGAATCTGGAACATCTAATAATTCCATACGACTTAAACGGTCGAACCCTATTGTATCATAAAATATCTTGCTATAAATATCTATGACTTCAACAGGAATTTCTAATAGTTCAGAAATTTCTTCGATATCGTCTGTAGCTAATAAAGCAGATTCTACGTAACTTTTTTTAAGAGCACTCTTATTTAGTACTGAAGCTTTTAAATACAATTGAGCCTCGGAACCTTCCGGGTTGCCAAGAATGGCATCGACCAGAGGATCTGTTCCGATAACTCTATTTCTGATAAGAAGTTCCCTTGCATTTACAGGCATTATAATTAAGCGTTAGATTCGTTAGGGCGAAGGGTAGTCAACTCTTTAAGCTTGATAAGGTTATTGCCTAACATACGATATACGTTACGTAAATTATCAAGGAAAGAAAACACCCCATCGGCATCGTTATTTTCAGCAAGTTGACGGATATGTATGCGGGACAATAGAAGTACTCTGCCCAGTTTATCTACGCAATCCTCAATTTCAGGAATGTATTCATCGATTAAGCCAAACATGTCTGGATTCTGCAACAGTTCAGAAATGATTGTAGCCTCAGTCGCTTGAGGATCTTTGATGCTAAAGGAACTTTGAGTGTTAGGCATAAAGCTACCATTCAAGCCAACCTTAGGAACCGGAGGAGGGGGATTACCCATTTGAGGGATTTCACCTGCATTAAAACCTGGGCCGCCAGGAGCAGTTCCGGCTTGTTTACTCAAATATATCTTGGCAAACTTACGTTCCTTAGCTTGCTTAACAAAGGTAGTAGCTTGTTCAGGCTCAATGCCTTCTGTAATAACCAGCCTAGACATCATGTCCGCTTCAGAGCCTACAATTCTACCATTGGCGGTGAATTCAACGCCGTCATACCCCAGATTCAACTGTTCACCTAACAAACCTGCCTCAGTGATTTCACGTTTGACAGAAGCACTGTTCACACTACGCTCAAGTTCATCCGCTACGTTTTCATTCAATTTCAGAATAATTGTGTTAAATGGGGTAAAAATGGTCTTATGATTATATTGCGCTTTAGCTGTGTAATTGCGCAGGGCATGAATACATACTTCTCCTGCACGGGAAAAACCTCCACGAGGGAAAGCTTTAATTTCCACTCCCAAATTACTAAGGATCACGCGTTCAGTATTGAACACGCCAATTAAATCGAATTCATTGTCAAACATGGCAAAGTTATCGCCCGTCTCCAATTCACGAGGAGACACTGGAGTATTAAACTTGAACAAAGTATCCAGCACATCGGTACGATTCATTTTCGTACCCTTAACAACGAAAGATTCCGCTTCAGCCCAATCGCCATTCGAGAACAAAGCTACGCTCTTCCAAGTTTCCCTAATTACTTTACCGAATTGGCCTATGTTAGATTGCTTAGGAATGAACGCTTCCCTACCTGCTCCACTCTTCAGAATTACTTCGTAGTCTGAATTGCCGTCAAGAGCAGTAACAGAAGTATAACGACCATCGTCAAAATTAGTAGCGGCCACAGCAAAACGCTTAGTAGGAACCTCGCCACTAATAATATACCCGTTATCAATAATTGAAGTAATTTCATCTGGAGTAAGATTTCCTTTACCCACACCCGTAACAACGCTTACTGGAACTGCATTAGTTTGAACAGCAGCTCCCTTAGGGGCCGGCTTTAATGCAGCGAAGATATCCCGGATATTGAATAACTTATGCAATTCTTCATATACGGATTTTTCCTCGGCGATCTTCTCCATTGTGAATTTCTTGAGATAATCAGGCATTTCTGACAAGAAATCTCCCAAACGGCTTGCAGAAGCATAAACGAGCTTACCTGTGCGAGGGGGAACAATCAATTGAGTCATATCTGGATTGATAGACACAGTTGGCGGAATTTTAACAGCCTTACCTTGGCTAAGTTGACTAGTTGATGTAATTAGCTCTATAGTCTTTTTGGTAAGCGGGTAGAACTTAGCCAAAGACGCAAAGAAGATACTATCCACTGGGTAAACGCTATCGCCTTTACTAACCACTGGAACATAGAAAACTTCTCGGCCTACTCTCAACACAAAGATACCGACCTTTAAGTCAGCGTTGTCATCATTCTGTATTTCGTCGGTTACATCTTTGAATCCTATGATGTAATTACCAAGTTCAGGAGATGAGCTAAGGAATTTGGCTAGGGCTAAGGAATTAAAGTCAATGCCTTGGTCTTCACCCATACCTTGATCTTGTTGATTATTTTGCGCCACAATAATTGATCCTTTTAGATATATGAATATTTTAACATGGAAGCTTACTATGCTCCACAACCGGGCATTTTAGGATTAGAACCTGATGCTACAGTCTGTACTGGACCAGATGTCATTTTGGTATTAGAGGCGGAACTTCCCCCTCCTGAGTAAGAAGAGTTATTAGCCAGTGCGTAATCTTTCTGAATTACATCGTTAATGTATTGCTGAACACTTGGTTGAGGAACCCCGTTGGCAACTACAGCTTTACCGATACCATAATACCCTGCAAGTGCATTAACTATTTTGCTACCATAATTTATAGATCCAGGGTATAGATAATGTCTTTCAAATACTATAAGCCCAGCTATAAGTTGGTTGGTTATCTGTTGATCGGTAGCAAGTTGACCTCCAATTGGACCCATAGTGCTGGTTATGTCGTCTCCGGGATTAACTAAGATAGGGTTTACAACAGAAGCCAAGTCTGGGCGACAGACTAATAATTGACAAGGTTTCGTCACACCCTTGATTAGGTATTGACCCATTACTTGACAAAGGCCGAAAGCACGACAACTCTGCTGAAGATTATATCTTTGTTGTTGGGTACCGTTGTTATATACGTTAGCCACAGCAGAATATTGGAGAAATTCTCTTTGAAAATAATCCCCTTTACTACCCACCACAATAGCCCCAAGCCTAGGAGGATTGACAAAAGCACTTTCGTGTTGAATCAATGACATTAATATATTTATAATATCATTAGGTATTTCATTGGCCAAAGAGGACGAAAAGTATTTAGGTATGAACGTAGTCAACTTTTGCCTTACTATCTGTTTTAGAGAAGTAGAGGCTGAAGTAGTAATAGGAACTCCAGAAGTTCCAGTTGCAGGGGTTGTAGCCATTAATATTGCCCTTCAGGACCGGAGCCAAAGTCCCTGCCAATTATGTAAGGAGTAATTGGGCTAGTGCTATGTTCAGGAGAATCTTCACTATATGCAGCAGCATTGAGAATAGAATCTTTAAGTTTGTTAAAAGACAAACGAGATATCCAATCCTTATCAAGCAATTTAGTAGATTGCAGCCCCGGAACAATAGGGGACACAGTTAAACCAGAAGATGAAACAGCCACTTCCTTAATGCCCTTAGCTTTTAACTCGTCAACGTGATTACTATCCAGGAAAGTCCCTGGCGTTAAGCTTAATACCCCTTTAGCTAATACTTTTCCTTCAGCTTGAGATATCGGAACAATCCCGTTGTTATGGGCTAGATATTTCGCCACGTTATTGACGGGTATTTTATCTCCAGGTAAAAATCCGCTTTGGCCAGGATTAACTACCTGTACATATTTAATCAAGTTTTTACTAATAACTTCGAACCACCGGGGATCGAGATCAGCACCATAAATGCCTCGCAATTCCTGAGTCATGTAATCTCTACCGGCACCAATGCCCCGTAACCCTACGAGTTTGCGAGGATTGATAACTCCCGTGGATAACCTATCTCCTTGACGAATTTTATCGCCTTGAGATACTACAACGTTCTGCGATATAGGTACGAAGTGCTTTTTTTCGTTGATGAATACGTTGGTATCGCCCAGAGGTGTTTTCTCAATCTTAGATACTACACCGTTTAATTCAGAGATAGTTGCTTCGTCTTTGAAGTTTTCAGCCGGGTTATTCAAAATATTACTGGCTTGATCATATGCATTACCACGCCGTTCTCCCACCGAACTCTTATGTTTAGTAGAAAGCATTGATTGCGTAAGAACTTCCGATACCGATTGTGCGGCTATAACACCAATGTTCTCACCTATTTCGGGAAGTTTGCCATTTGCAGCTAAACCAAAACATTTAACACAAGTACCTTCAGGAGCCTCGCAGGTAGTTGTACTACGAACTTTAACCTCTTTAACATTAGAAGATCGTAAATCGTCGTAATACCTCTCATCCATTAATGAATTCGTCCCGGCTTGAAACCTACCAATCAAAGATTTCTTATCGGAAATAGGCACCATAATACCGTTGGTCGTGCCGCAGTCTTGGATAGTAATAACCTCGTTAAACAGGGTTGGGGAAATACGCTTGAATAGAGCCCCTGGGAGGGCCGTAGAGAGCTGCGAGAGGACAGTTGAAGCTCTACCCATGTAGCTGAGTGCTAAGTGCTCTGCGGGCGTCATACCCTCTGCAAAGCCGTGTTTGATAACTAGTGGTACCAACTCGCCTTTAATGTTCAAAGACATCAGGGGGGAAGAGGTGGCGTTAGCCAACTGAGATTTGTTACCGCGGGCTCCAAAGCGAGCCATATTAGCAGCAGTAGAACCTTTGTTTACCAAGTAGGAAAGATTCTGGTCCTCAATCTTTGTGTTGTATTTACTGGTGAGATCCCCTAGATTTTTATTGATTTCAGCTTTACTCTTACCGCTATTCTTAATATCCTGAACCTTGTGCGAGAACTCTTGAATCAAAGCTTGTCGTTCGTCGGAATCATTAATGTAATCTGACAATGGGGTAGATGCGCCAATCTCGGTACTTTTAGAGAAGAAAATTTTGCCTAAATCATTAATAGTTTCATGAGCGTTGTCCCCGCCTTTTGATAGCAGAGTGTTAATCATAGAAGACATGCCCTTTTTATCTAAAACTTTATAGGGATCATAAGCGGCTTTTGCTTCAGGAGTTGGCATTTGAGACTTGATCCACAAACTCCCGGCAGTTGTGATTTTCTTAGCATTAGTAGTCATAGTCAGATTTTAAACTATTGCAATGTTTTTTGGTATAAGAAACTTAGAAGACAAACATCTTCAATCAAAAACTCACTGCTCTTTTAATCTCATGTAAACTTCAACTAACCTCATACTCAAAAAGGAGGAAGTGAAATGCACAGTGTTAATTCACATATGTACCCGGATGTACCTACGGGGGTATTTAGGGCCGAGTTCGTAGATAATCTCGGTGACTGGGATGGATACTCATATGCCATCAATAAGGGGGACTTGCTCAAGGATATTAGGGCAAGAACGGAAACAATGGGTGACAAACTCATTTCTGAACCCAAAGTGGTGTTGGTCCCGGTCGGGTTAACGGTAGAAATTCATAAGGCTAAAGGTCATACAATGAGAACTAACCGTGACCTGGCGTACAAGAAAAGAACGCACTAATTTTAATCTACGGGAGTAAAAATGAATTCCATGCAAGAAGCTCTTAAGAAGGTAATATCTCAGGCACCACAGCTTCAGCCTCAACCTGACGAACGTACAGTAGTTCTTCCCCCATTAACCTTAACCCCAGAAGCACAACGGGAGATTGCAATGAGCAAGGTAATTATTTCTACAGAAATGAGTCCAAAAACTGCAATCTGGGAACTCATGAAGGACCGGAAACCGTACACTTGTCAAGAGGTATCGTTGTTGTTGGAGCAGGCCGGGTTCTCTGCGAAGACAATTACTAACTGTTTCTATGCGCTACGTAACGAGGGCTGGTTTACCAAGTTCCCGAACGGATCCCCCAGGAATAGTTCGTATACTTTGTCTGTAACTACTAAAAGGCCTAACGACGGGGGCAAGACCTATACTCGCCGTGCTTCGAGAAGTAACAAGGTTATTAAAAAGGGAGAAGTAACAGTTCTGCGCAGTGGCGAGTTCACTGCAACTGTTCAGGAAATGAACGATTCGTATCTTGAAGCCAAAAGGGGCGAAGCGATTCCTTCTAAGAACGTTCCGATTCCGCCCATTGCAGTGCCGGTCAAATCTCTAGAAAAACCAGCAGAGGAGTTTGCCGGTATTGTAGAAGTAATGATAACCATCGATGGTCGGCAATACACGGAGGCCAATGCTAGAAAGATATACGAGGCTCTTCACAAAACCTTCGGGGCGTTGGGCTTGAATTACAATTGAACATGAGTAGTGAGTAGTAGGTAGTAAAGACGTTCCCTTAGACCCAGAGTACCGGGTCTTTTTTTGCTTAAAAATTTCAACAAATACTACGAAATTGGTAAAAGAAAAGTACCTTAACTATAATTATAATCGAGATAAAACATGGCCATGCTCAGACCTGAAAATATATTGAACCTTTATACCCCTTCACCTCCGTCTCCCCCCGATTTTTTGAGAGAGACAGGTGCAGGATTCGGAGAAGTAGATCCTAATAATCGCACATTCTCACAATATATGTATAGAGATGTTGTGAATGCACTTACTCAACCAGTTAATCCCCCTACCACACCTACTATCAATATGGAAACTCCAACAATTCCCCATCTTACAAACACCGTATTTACTTTAGCTGCAAGAGAGCAGCAGGACAGGCTAATTCGTCGCCTGAAACAATTGTATACCGTTTATGATTCCTCAGTAATTGCTTGCAATGAATACCCGAATTCAATTAGTTTTGGGGCAAATATAGAACACCCGTCGTTAGAGGTTTTGGTAAATACAGAAGCTGTTTTTGAAAAAATTGATTTCAATAGCCTATTGGAAGGGTTGGAAAGATTGCCTTCCAATACTTCCAATTCTTATAGTTTTTTAACTACCTTCAGGAATCATACATATAGGGTTAATCTATATATGGTCAACGGTGCTACTATGATGTATACCCGTAGATTTCTTGGTTACAAACCCTCTTATTTCGTGTATAAGAAAATTCTTAAACGAAATTACAATATGGATTTGGAATTAGGAGGTCTATATCTAAATACAACTATTGCAGGAGAAAATAGAAAAATTCTTATAGACCGTAGCCCTACTGGCCTTCAAAATCTAGTAGGTATTTATGAATCTCATAATTTAAGCTCATTGAGATTTGAAGATTTTATATCTCAACTTGGACAATGCAGACTTGCACATAGACAAATGTTTTCGGAAGATGACATTGAGACGGCTGACCCCTTGTTGATGAATGTTTCAATATATAGGAAATTTCTGGAAACTATTAGAAATCCCTCCATATATTTTCACAGCCTCCCATTTACGGAAATTACTCCTGGACAAGCTAAGGCGAATGCCGATAACGCCCTGGACAGGTATTACCCTAGTATTAAGGAATATCTTAAGCAAGAGGAAGGAAGTGTTAAATTGAATAGGATGATTGAAGACAGATTTGCGGCTTTGCCAAATATTACCGATCCTGAAGGCTTAAATGCTTTTATCAGTAAACTTCGTAATATGGTGAATTCGGAATCGGAATTCCTGCAATTAGTTCTTGGAAGTAATGCAGCAAATCTGGAAAGTCTCATTGATAAATGTAACAAGAAACATGGATTTGCTGTACCCTTAGCAGCGTAACGTAAAAAGTAAAGGGCCTCTGCCAAGGGGTCTTTTTTAGCTAAAAAAACATCCTCTTCTACTGAAGATGTTTCCCCCTTACATTTCTACTTCTTTTTGTTTCTATTTCTTATATACACTACTGCTACCATAACTATTACCAATGAATACATTATGGTTAGATGATTATCTTTCAAGAATTGGACAAACATTGAATCTCCTTTTTAAGTTATATACTTACTTATACCAAATCGAATGGTCGAAGTTTAAAATATAGGTATGTTTAAAGACCAAACCCCCATCCTGTTAACCCGACAAATCCATGATGCTAAACGAGCAGGGCTGCATTATGACATCCGGTTGGTTCTTGGGGATAAAGCCTATTCATGGGCGACCCGCAGAGACATGCCAAAATTAGGGGAAACTATAAATATATATGAGCAACCAGTTCACGATTCCTCATACGCCCTACGTAAATATATCTATATACCTCCTGGCAATTACGGTGCGGGGACTACGACATTAGATTTTGTCCGCAAAGCAGTTGCTCATAATAAAGAAAACTTCAAAGGTAAATTCACTTTAACTGTCCCTTCTATTGGAGAGAGATATTTATTCAGGAAAGTTCCCAGTTATGGAGAAAATACTTGGATACTCAAAAATTTACCGCCTAAAGTAGAGACTGAAACTACTGAGAAAATAGAAAAACTAGCCACGATTATGCCTAACAAATATTTAACAAAAATAGCTTCTGACCTTGCCAAAGCGGAGCAATACGAAAAATCCGAGAAGAAAGAAGTACGTATGTATTCCAAGGAAGAGAAGGAGGCTGATTGCCCTGATCTTAAAGAAAAGCTTAGGGAAATTATCCCCCAAGAGAAAGAGCACGCTAAGAAGTTTGAATCAGTTGTTAAAGCTGAGGAGAAAGAGAAGCAGGCTTCGATGGCCTACGAAGACCCATCTCCTGCTGTTGCGGTTGCTCTTACCGGAGGAATTCCTATAGGGGGAGGTTTAATTTTAATACCTAAATCTAGATTTAAAAATGGAATACCTAAAGCAGCAGTAGTTTCTAAGGATTCTGTTATGATGTTAATTCCCGATGTATTAAGCCATTTCAGTAAGGAGGCCTTTACCTCTCTTACTAAAAAAGCGTCCATTAATATCAAACCTTCTCATAAAGGTCTTTTGCATAAAAAGCTAGGTCTCAAACCCAATTCCCCAATCTCTGAATCTACTTTGGAATCTGCAGGTAAAGATGCTACTGGAAAATTGAAGAAAGAGATTGTGTTTGCAGAAAATGCTAGAAAGTGGCATCATAGTTAAACAATGTATCCTCGCCATACCTATAAATCAAACACAGTTACCTCCTGGACTGAACTTAAAGATCCTGTCGCAACTCCTAAGTATGATGGGGCGAACTTCCACATGGTTATTGATAGTATAGGTAAGGTTAGGCTATTCTCACGAGCTAAAGCTGTTGACGGAACATACCCTGAGCGCACTGAACAGTTGCCGCAATTGACTTCAAAGTTATTGCCTCAATTCGCAGGCCATGTGTATAACGTAGAATTGATCCATACGGGCCACAGTTCTCATAACAAAGAATCACATGGCAAAGTCAGTGGAATACTCAATTCCTTAACACCCAGGTCTCTGGAGACTCAAAAAGCTGAGGGCCCAATACGCGCTGTACTTATCAATGTTACAAATCCTGAATTACCTACTTACAGGGATAAGCTTCTTCATTTGAAAGAAGTAGAAAAAGCTTTCGGAAACTCTTCCCTGATGTTTGTCCCCACTCCCGCCATAGATAAGCAGGGCATTGTAAACCTAATACATTCAACCAAAATCTCGGGACGAGAAGGCGTTATAGTCACAAGTTTAACAGAACCTGAATATAAGAATCCCCGTATCAAAATTGTCCACACCAATATGTACAACCTCAGAGTCGTCAGGGTGAATCAAGAAATTGATATCACAGGTAAGCCTAAAGATTCTATGGGGTCTTTAACCGTAGTCGATGCAGTCGGCAGAATAGTCGGCAATGTTGGTACCGGTTTTAGCCGTGAAGATAGAATAGATGCTTGGGAAAACAAAGGGAAATGGGTCGGCAAATTAATCCAGGTTAAAGCCAGAGGCATTGTACGGGAGGAAGGTCTGTTAAAAGCTCCAGTGTACAACGGTTTTAGCGACGGTGAAATAGACACTGTAAACTTCAACTACTAATCCTCATTGTGGTATAAGTATATAGTAATACCTAACTACTCATCCGAGGAAATTTTCAATGACCTACTTGTTAATGTTTGTCTCTTTAATAAACCTAATTATACTTGTAAGATACGGGTTTACTATTTACAATATCAAAGAAGAGCATCAATATTTAAGAAAAACCTTTGCTGCAAATCTTGAACTTGAAAACAAACGTTACAATGAACTACTACAAGAGGTATGGAGGATAAAATCAAATGCTGAACAAAATAAAACAAGCAGTGGCACGTATGATATATCCCGATTCGAAAAAGGAAGAAACGAGAAAAACTGAGGCGTATCTTCAGGCTAAACAGCGTGCAAAAGAACGGCGGCAAAAACGGGAATCAGAAAAAAATCAAACTTTTGACTTCACGTAAAAGATAGAAAAAAGCCCGAATTAATCGGGCTTTTTTAGTTTACTTATCCTGTGAAATACGTGCTACCATCAGAGAAAGTTAGCAATATAGCACCGTGTATTCCCCGTTTTACTTGAGTTATGATTTTACCAGTTAATGCCGTTGAAACTTGAGTAAGGGCAGCCATAGTATGAACATTTCTAGTAGGATTGCCTAGATACACACTATCCAAAGAATATCCGTAAGATCCCGCCAGCCCCAATAGAGCATGCTCTACATACACCCGTTTTATTTGTATTGCCTGATAATTGGGGTCGGTAGAATTGTAAAAAATACTTGATACATTTTCAAATCCCCATTCTGAAACAACTATTGGTAATGCAGCCCCACCCGCTTGGACCATTGTTAATTTAGCTCTAACTACTTGATTCTTTACATCAGTAGTTACATTAGTCATATACGCCGTAGAATACTGTTCTAAAGCATCATAAGGATGTATACTTACTTCATCTAACCATTGGTACCCAGTTTTATTTTGTACAGAATCAACCGCTGTTAAAAAATTAGCAAAATGATTTAAATTACTAGTCCCATAAGTCATGGGGTAAGCAGATATGAATCCACATCCTGCAATTTTTATCAAGGGGTCTACTGCTTTGGCAGCAGTATTTATAATTCTCGCTACGTCACAAAGTTGACTGGCAGTTCCTATCCAGTAATATCCGCTAACTTGGCCTATTGATGCCCCACTGGCTCCGAAAGTTGGTTCATTCCAAACTTCCAAAGTATCTATTAATCTGGTTCCTGACGGAAAATGTAGACCGGTTACAGGATTAACTAAACTACTAGCGTTTACGTTATATCTAGTCACTAAAGCTGTGATGAATCCCCAGAGCCCCACATTAGGAGTGTTCAAAGTAAGTCCCGTAGCTGTTAAAGGGGAACTACCTCCATTATAATTATTATAGATAGAGTCTGCAACGGTAGGATATTGAGCGTAGTTTACTGGGGTGCCATAAACGGTATGGAATATTTTACGTCCCATACCCGCATGATACAATATGCATTCATCTAACGCCGCCCAGTTATAATTACCTGAACCATCTCCAGGATCAATAGAGTACCACCTTATATGCCCGTTGCCTACCAATCCGCTACCTCTATAATCATGGGTGCGAATAGCTTCTATCCCGGATGGTAATGCAGGTATGTTAGGCCCACCCGTTGTTACAATAGACACGGTTGGCGCTATGGACTGATAGTCCCCCGGATTGGTAATAACTATATTTGTTATAGCTCCAGTGGTTTGGTTTATAACGGGATATCCGGTAGCTTGACGAGTTTTTGGATCTCCTCCGCTAAACACTACTGCCACCCACCATTGAGTAGTATTACCATTGGAATACCCCGCACCTTGCCTAGTAACAGTTACTGAAAGAACCCCGTTTGTCAAACTAGCAGTTGCTAAAGCTGTGGTAGTAACAGGGTACACTCCGGTCCCGATAGAGTTATTATGCATACCTATAAATTGACTCGGCACCGTTACCGGTAAAGAAACCGTAGTATCATTGTAAAAGGTAGTAGATGTAGTAGTAGCCGTGTAAGACGTCATGAAGCACTCATAGTTAATCGAACATTAGCAGTCATGGACAGCCCGGCTGGAATAGCATTTCCCATAAACGTGACACTAAATTGCTCATTAGGACGAATCATAACTTCCTTAGAGTGCAAAGCTCCCCCAAAATATATAGTTTTTCCGGGATTATACACAGGGGAAGTAGTCGAAGGAACCCATAGATTACCTTGGTATATAACGTTTCTAGTCCCAGAAGTGGTAGGATTAGCAGTGTAGTATTGAGCAGTTACTGATCCAAACTGGAATCCATCTTGAGAGTCAAAATGGCTAGAACTATTCATAGCCGTGGCAGTTTCACCGGTATTTGCAGTAAATCCATGAATTACCTGAAACGGAACATAGGCCCCGGTCGTGGCAGTAGTTGTTCCTGATAGTTCCAATGCACCTATTCTAGCGTACCCAGTTGTACGAATAACAAATATATCAGTAGGGGTTGCTACTGGGGAAATATTTAAAAAGGAATAATTGAAAGTATCCCTCATAGATTCTGTACTTACTGGCTGATCCACGGAGACAACGCCCGATATCTGGTTAGTCTTTATAACCCCAGTAGAATTAGCCGTACTATAGACGTTGGCTCTAACCTGGAAAGCTGTAAACCCTTGAGTGTTGAATCTGTAAATGCCGGTTGCACCAATACCTGTTAAAGGTGGACCGTTGTTAGTTTCCGAACTTACATATGTTTGAACGCCGTATAGAGGACCAACCCATATCGGGCTAGAGGAATCTAAAGTTCCATAGCATTGTAATTGGCTTCCAGAACCAAGAGAGTCTACGCTCAAGACTACAGAACCTGCACCATTTAAATTGAGGATTTGGCTACCTGTAGCATTATTAGATGAATATGAACTAGATAGAGTGAAAGCTTGGGTTGTATCGGTAGCTGCAGTCACTCCGGTAAGTGTCATGCTTCCTGATTGTACTGCAACTGGTACGGTTTGGTCACTGGCTACAACTACGGGAAGAGAACTAGCTGATACTGCAGAACCTAGGGAAGAAGGTAAGACCCCACTTGCACCGCCGCCTCCACTCCCGACAGTGGGGTCGGTCCAACCGGTAACAGATATTAATCCTTCAAATTGAGATAATGCAAAATTTTGATACAGTAAATCTTGGTTATTTATAGTTAAAGTACCGTTAGGAGCTATAGTATATTTAAAGCCAGCTCGGTTGATGATGTCTACTGGTGTTGTAGAACTTAAGTTTGTGATTAACGCCATTTACCAGTCCTTATTATATAGAGTTATTTTAGTATAATTAAAGAATAGGGATATTGATGGTATAATCTTTATGAGACTACAAACCTTATATTAAAAACAATGAATACAGAAGAAGCAATTAAAGTATTGAAAGAAATACATAGAGACAAAAATTACTCCTGGGATAAATTTGTCTATGTCAATGCACGCACTAAAGGCATAGTAACTTGTAATGTTGAAGGACACGGGGACTTTTTAGCCCTATATGATTCCCTCAGAAAAGGTCATGGGTGTAGATTTTGTGGATATCAAACTGCCCGAGTAAGTAAATCTTATACTACAGACGAATTCGTAAAACTTGGAAGAGAACGTAATACGGATATGAGAGGAGATACTTATCTGTACGATAAGACCCTTTATGTAAATAGAGAAACCAGGGTTACTATTACCTGTAGAATTCACGGAGATTTTTCAGTTTCCCCTGCCAACCATTTGAACAATTTTACGGGGTGTAAGGAATGCGGAAAAATCAAGGCCCACTCTAAATTCTTAAAGCCTGTTGAACAATTAAAAGAAGAAATATCTAAGATACTGGATCCTGAAAAATACACTCTGGTCAACACGGATAACTATACTAGTAATAAATCTTACGTAACTATGAATTGTAAGGAACATGGGGACTGGATTACTAAACCTAACTGGATACTAAGTAGAGGCACTGGGTGCGTTAAATGTACTAATTCAGGTATATCCAGAGGTGAAACGGAGTTACTTGAGTACATAAAATCTCTAGGGTTTACTGATATAGAACCTGGGGGCAGAAGAATAATCCCTCCTCTAGAAATGGATATGGTACTAGAGTCTAAGAAGATAGCTTTCGAATATAACGGTCTGTATTTTCATTCTGAAGCTATGGGTAAAACCGCGGAATACCATTTCGATAAAACGGTATTAGCTAAAAGAAAAGGGTATAGATTAATACAGATATACGAAGATGAGTGGGTACATAACAAAGACTTGGTGAAGATAAAAATAGCCCACATATTGGGAGTTAATCCGGGTAAGAAGTTATATGCTAGAAAGTTATTCTTGGATAGGGTTTCTTTTAACGAGGCAAAGACATTTTTTGAAACCAATCATATACAGGGTTCCCCTCCTAATCATAAGATATGCTATGGACTATTTGAAGACGGAGTATTAGTAGCAGCTATGTCTTTCGGTCCCCTGAGATTCAATGTAGAGAATGCTCCTGAAAATGCCTATGAATTATACCGGTATGCTACTTCTAAAGTATACTATGTAATAGGAGGATTTTCTCGGCTGCTAAAAAATTTTGTTAGGGATAATAATGACATTGGGAAGATTTACAGTTTCTCAGATAGAAGATGGTCTGTAGGAGAAGTATACAAGAATAATGGGTTCTCTTATATTGGATACACTAAGCCAAGTTATGATTACACCGATAATCAAGCTAGGCGATACAATAGGCAGAATTTTATGAAGCAACGTATGCCAGAGTTAGTTAAAAAAGGTATCTTTAAATCCTTCGACCCTGATAAAACAGAAGTGGAAAATTGCAAAGACAATAATCTATACAGGATATGGAATTGTGGTATGGACAAATGGGAATTGGATCTGTCTCGTTCAATATAGGTTTACTTTTTTGGTATAAGTATATTACAAAGAACACTTCGGGAGAAATTTGTATGTATACTTTAACGATGGTTTACTTCATTTTCACAATGACGGGTCAGATTCTTACGGTATTTGGAGGAATTTTAGATGCCCTCTTAGCTAAAACTCCAGAAATGCCTAAAATAATTGTCAACCTCCTTAGCCCTACGGGATACTTGAGAAAGGCCTTTAGGCCGGTTAACAACATGTCTGCATTGATAGGGGCAATATTGGGTCATACTGTGGCGGGGTTAGCATTGGCATACTGGTTTTCGCACTACATAGGGGCTACGTTTGCATACGTGTACTTGACCTTTATTGTATATCACATATACAAAACTGTAGTGACTTATAAAAAGTAGTAATAAAAAGCCCAGATTAATCTGGGCTTTTCTTTTTAGTATTAACCTATGGTAATAGGAGTATTTTCTTTAATCTTACCTTCTTTAAGAGCTTCTAAAGCTTCTTCCTCGGTTTTAAAATTAACAACTTTTTGGGATTCGTCAGGCTCTGTCATGTACATACTGCCTATAATAGCTTCGTGACCCGGGGAAACGATAGAATTATTTAAACCCTTTCGATAATCGTGTATATGGTGCATAGGCAGAAGTTTAGTCTTAGCCTCCTCTACCGCTTCGGGTGTCATAGGAACCTGTGTAGTCAAAGCGTCACCGTCGTAGTCACCAGCATACATGGGTAAGTGTAACGGATTGAGGCCAATAGTGTTACCCTTGATAGGTACTGGATAGTGGGCAGTAATATTGGTCCTCATCAAGGTTGGGGCCCGGTTTAACAGGATAGGAATCTGCTTAATAACCTTGTTGAAGGAAGCTTGGGCTGACGGGTTACGGTCTGCAACTGCTTTTTTAGCTGAAACATAGTCAAAGCCACTTTTAACCAAATCCCGCAGAATATGAAATTCGTACATACTCCACAGCATGTCAATAGGGATTGCAGCTTCATTAAATCCCAGATTGGGTTCGGCGTAAATCGTCCCGCGCCCAGAGAAATCTAATTTCTTACTTAGGAGCTTAGAGTGGAAGAATCCCCCCTTTGGTCCAAGGTTACCCCCTACCTGCTTGATATAGCCCTTTAGAGACGCTCCGCGGCTTGACCCCGCTATGGCATCACCCAGCCCGAAAATCGCCTTAGCGCCGTTATAGAGGGCTCTACGCTCGCTTATAAGTTGACTGGCAGGGAGGTATTGGATATTGTCTTTGAAGGGTTGGTTGACCAACATGTGGTCTTTGTATAGATTATTTACGTCAGCATACTTCACACTTTGGTTCCCCATAACGGTAACCGGGCGGGTTATAGGAGGGGCTACGGGCATATTGTGGATAACATACGCCTCTTGAGGTTCAAGACCGCTTTTCTCCAATCCCGCCAAGAATTTTAATCGCTTTATTAAAGCATCTTTTTTGGAAGGAGATTTAGTAGCTTGAATCTCTTTTTTTAGACTCTCTATCTGTTTAGGTACTTTAACCTCTCCTAAGAGTTGTTCAAAGGCAGGTCCTCCCACAACTAAGGAATCGAGGGAGTCCGGGTTTATATCAGGTATTTTCTCTTTAGTATTTGCCATAAAGATATTTTAGCATTCATATAAAGAAAAAGCCACGTTTATACGTGGCTCTAAACTTATAAGGTTTAACTACCTATTATTGTTCGTCAATATTGATCAAGAAATCAATCTTAGCAGAGGTAACGATATTGGTAGATGCACTCCCCGTGAAACTTACCTTCAATCCACCGTTGGTCGCGTCCGCCGTTACTGCCAATGCCCATGCCGAAGCGCCAGAATCCTGAGCCACCATAGTCGGAGATACCGCAGCAACCATTGCAGTGGCAGCAGCATTTGCACCACGTTTGATAGCACCTGTAAATGTCCAATAGCTAGTATTACCAGTTAAAGTATCACGGGCAATAACTTTACCTGCAAAACCTGCCGAAGAGTTATTAGGCAAAATCAATTGATTGTTAAGACCTGCAGCATTACCATCCAAAGTTAAAACCTTAGCAGTAGCATTAGTAGTAAGGCCAGTCAACATATAAGACTGGTTCGATTGAGGAAACAAACCGTAATACCCCAAAGAGTAGTACCCCAGGCCAGACCAGGTAGTACGACCGTCACCAATCTTGACATTGAAAGTATCTGTTTCCAGACCAATTTGACCAACAGCCAGAGTAAAAGAAGCTCCAACGGAAGTCCAACCAGCGGCAGTATTTTCCAATACTTGGATACGTGTTGGTAGAGCATTTTTGGTAACAACGACATCCGCCAGAGACCAACCGGTGATAGTCAAAGTACCATTAGATAAAGCAGAATAAACGTTAGCAAAGCTAATCAGCGACGCTGGCAATGTGATTGAACTGGACGGGGCAATATTATACACATCCCCGTTAATATCATTAACGGTCATCGCGGCTGTAGAGCTTAAGTTGTTAAGGGTTGCAATTTGCATTTGAATTCCTATAAAGGGTTATTTTATTACCATTACTACCGTATCACCTCAAGGGACTACGATAGGAAAAAATCTTTGTATGTCTATATTTTAACGTATAGATACTACGAGAAGAACAGCTTAACAGTACAGTACTGTTCCAACACCGTTGGAGGAGTTGAAAGTATAGTAGTTATTAATTCCGTTGTTACTGCTGTTACTGGAACGCTAATAGTCCCTAGTCCAGGAGTTGCAGCCCCGTTGATATACGAAAGAGCTGCTATAGTTTCAGGGCTAGAAAGGTCTATCCAATTTCTCACCATCATATTTCTTAAGAGTGCATGTAAAGTAGCATCTGGATTGGATAGAACCCCTAACCACGCTGGCCCAAACCTGTCTATAAAAGACCCCTTATCTATAAACCAAGTATAGTCTATAGTAGATGTCGAATTTGCAGGAGGAGTGTCTACGATAGTTATAACTTGATCCTGACCATTGTTACCCCCCTGAGAGGCAGTTCCTTGGGCTTTCACACCCTCTATGTTAATTATCGTCATTATCTAACCTTTACAAAGTAATTTGCAGTGCCAGCGGGGATGAATACCGCAGGAACTGGAGTAGGATTTACCGATGTTACCGTATATTGAGTAGTATAAGTATTGGCAAGTCCCGTAGGAGTATAATCCGACCCTATATACAGATAAACTGGAGATATTGTAAATGTTCCATTATTCGGGGTAAGCATCAATGCGTTTCTAGAAGTAGTATTAGCTGCTAAAGCATCGGCTAAAAAATAAGACCCATTATTAGATACTACCCTACGTAATCCTGGGGGAGTTCCCCAAGGGACATTAACAGGGGATATGCCTGTTAATGTGATGTTAGAAACTACATATCCGTTTACGATCAACTGTAGTGGGCCATAAGGATTTAACTTCCAAACATTTAAAACTAAATTTGAACCGCTAGTATATAGAACGGCCAAGTAAGAAGATCCATTGTATACTATTTCCCAGAGGCCGAAATATGGGGAACTAGTAGATATTAAAGTTACCGCAGTATTGCCAGTAGCTATTTGAACATAATAGCTGCTAGTGGATTCTACCCCGGTAGCTAGTACCATCCCATTACTTAATACATCTACTGAGGTAACAGCCCCATATCTACCCGCCCCACCGCATGCAAAACTAATTAGAGGGGAAGGGGTTCCTGTCAACGTAGTATTTGTGTTTACTACCCCTGAATACGTAGTTACTGAAGAGTCGAGGGCAATGCAGGGAGAAGCGTAAACGTATGCATTATATAAACTACTCCACTTAGGAATGCTAGGAGCAGATCCTGGCAAATTAGTAGTTCCAGAACTATAAGATCCACTTGAACCAGCACTACTTGCTGAGCTAGGCAAATTACCAACATAAGTTAAACTGGTCCCGTTAAAACTAAAAATAGGAGTAAAGTTAAAAGAGAAGTTGTTTATAGCAGACCACACATATCCGACCCAATTAATAGCCGTACCTGTAGAATTAAGTCTGCCCGCGCTTATTGCCATCATATTGGTTCCGCTTCCACTGACATTACACGCTATTGCCGAAGTAGTAGCAGAAAGTACGGCAGGAACTGGGCAAGAAAATGTGGTGAAAGACGAGTTTATTTTGAACAGATACATGGCCATCTGGTTCCATCCTCCGCCAGTATATTGAACCATTATACTAGCAGCAGCGTAATACGACCCTCCTAGATAGGATACTCCTCCCCATACTTGAGATTGAGGAAGTGTTGTCGAATAGTAAGTATTAGTATTGGGGAATTGCAAACTCGTTGTAATACCCGTGGTACAAGTTGCCCCGCTGCTTACAATTAACCATCCATTGGATCTCGCGGTACTTCCTAACAGTATATTGCTAATTTGGTTAGCGTATATTGTTATCAAATTACCGTTTAACCAAATAGATTTAGCAGTGCCCAGATTGGTGCTTAAAGCATCCACAAACTCAATTTGTGCAGAAGTCATAATGTTGCTACTTGCAGTGTTATAACTGGCACCGTAATAGAAATTATGAGTTATGCCTGAACTGGTGAAAAGGATACCTACATTAGTGCCGGTATCTACGATATCTATATTGCTGCTCTGGGCATTAACCGAGGTATTTGTTGCAGCACCACTGTAGTAATTAGTCCACGCTGCTGTAGCCAAAGTACCTGTGGTACTCACAACTGTATACGCCCCTGTAGTTGAAGTATTGGTAGCGGTAACTGCTAGGTAGTACAAGCCTGTGCGGGCAGAGTAAAATACCTGCTTAATAATGGCACTTGTCAACCCAGTAGTTGAAGTAGTTGCAGTAAAGGAAGTGCCGTTATTAGTACTTTTTAAGGTAGTATCATTAGAACATCCAACCAATATCTCAGTAGATGCTCCTGAACCCGCCCCTTGACAAATACTTGTAGCAGGTGCTGCTGCGGAAGTATTCTCTATAACCGTAGTCCACGAAGTTAGATTAGAAGATGAACTTATCCTGTAACCTGTTCCGGTAGTACTCCCACCGATTGCGTACCAAATTGAGTTGAGATAAGTAAGCTTCCTGTATCCATTAACAACTGAAAGATTAGGCAAATAATAATAGGTAAGTCCAGCAAAAGTATTTAAGTTAGTTACAGATATAATAGTTCCATTGGCTTCAAGGAAATACCACGCACCAGTTGTAGAATTATAGTATACGTCTGCTATGACCAGCCCTGCGCAGGGGGTTATTTGAACAAACGGGGTATAATTAACTAAGTCAGTTGTACTAATAAAACCTATAGTATTGTTAACATCATTTGCGCTAAAAAAGTAATAGGTAGATCCTACGTACAACCCCCTAGTACTCATGTATAGTGCAGGATTAGTAGTAGGTATTAATCCCGAATAGTTTCCAGAAGTAACGACATTTGCCGCCATTTGAAAAGGCAGTAAATTAGTCTGTGTAGAGGTCATTATCAAGTCATTTGTCGTTGCCGCCAACACAGGATTACAACTAGAAGCCGGAATTATAGTCGGAGTGGTAGAATTTACATATAATTCGTTAGACGAAGTAGTAAAAGAACTTTGTGTAGACAAAGCTGGCATAGGAATAGATGCACCTACCGGATAGCTTCCCCCGCCCAAAAATTGTGATATATTGCTCATATTATGTTATTTTCCATCCTTGAATCGAATCTATGTAAGTCATTCTAAAAGTTATGTCGTTGACTCCTACGGTCATACTTTGTGCCAAGCCCATTATGTTACTACCATTATTGCCCACAGTCAAATTGTTAGTACTGAAAGTTCCTGCATAATCGCAAATATCCACCCATTGGTTAGTGGTAGGATTCGCTGGTAAGTTAAGAACAATTGGGCTAGAAGTAGTATTTACCATATACCCGGTCCACGCACTTGCCGTAGTATTAGCGGTAATTACGCTCCAAGCAGTAATAGGGGAAATGCCTTGAGTAATTAAATCATTGGACGCTATTAAAACGTTAGTACCATCGCAGATTAAATCCAGGGTTTTGCCCTGAGTAATTGTAACCCCAGAACCGCCTGTTGGTGCTAATGTTAAGGTGTACGCTCCCGAAGTAAAGTTTTCAACTGTGAATGCCTTGGAGGTAGCCGGTATAGTTACAATTATATTACCTGTCAACGCCCCTGTAAATGTTAATATTCTAGGTCTGATCTGAGGGGTCGTCAAAGTAACATTAGAATTACCTGCAACATTAATGGTAGTTTGTCCATTAATAAAAATGTTGGCCCCGTATGGGGTCAAAGCATCCATTATAGCTATCCAGGACGATCCTCCATTAACTAGGATTAGGCTTTCCCCGGTAACTAGAATATAGGTACTAAGATTTACTCCGTTTGCACTTGTAATAGTGTCAGAGCCATTAGATATAACACTACCTCCGTAGTTACCCCCCATTATGGAAACTGTTGATCCTATGGGGCAACTAGCCAAAGGTGGTAAAGTTAAAGTTAGGCTAGCAGCATAAAATAAAAACCAGTTATTCATCTGAGTAACATTAATGCTGGCGGAAGCCGTAACAATTTGACCCGCGGTTCCTGGAAGAGAGAAGCCGTTATTTTTAACAAAAGCAGTTGTAGCTAATCTTGTGGAATTATCAAATTGAGCAGGAGTAGTCCAATTAGGCCCGCTAAATACAGAAGTATACGGGAGTGCGGCACTACCTCCAGAAGCAGTCCAGAGATTACTAGTAGTTTGAGCAGTAATTATAAGCTCATCATACTTGTTTAGCACCAATATATTGCTACCTATAACTGTGTTATCACTACCTGCACATTGTAAAGTTAATGCATACGGCGTCAGATTTTGAATGATCATATTTTCACCACCGCTCATAGTAGATATAAGAGGTAATGTAAATGTAGCAGGGGCAGTTCCAGTGTAAGTAATCAAATACCCGGTTTGAGCTGCGGTAAGAGTTTGTGAAGAAGTGTAGGTAACTTGTCCTGCAAAATTACCTGCGCCAACTGCAATTCCGGCTTGGGCAACAATACCCCAATAAGTTGCATTAGGAGGTACTTGATTTGTGTTGGGGGAAATACAAATATAGCTTGAGCCATTCAACGCAACTTCATCGTTTAAGTTATACGCTGTAGAACTGGACCAATTACCTTTCCATTGATTCCAACCCGATCCTGGAACTCCGGCCAGCGCTAATTGCCAACTAGCATATGTACCTGAACCCCCTGTAGAAACTACGTTTACAGTCATAGCTCCGGTCGTGGAGTTATACGAAGAAACATTGCCCGTCATATAATTGGCGTTATTGACCGTACTGGCGATGATAACCCATTGAGGGGCTGAAAATTGAAGGCCAGTCTGAGTGGTAAAAGATCTAGTTCCCGCACCGATAGTTAAGCTAGTCGTGCTGGTTCCATTGTAAGTAGTGCCTGAAGCACTTAATGCAGCAGCGGCAGCAGACGCGGCAGCAGCGGCAGCACTCGCCCCGGCAGCAGCATTATTAACCATTAAATACCAATACCCATTTGCAATATCAACAGATAAAGTACCGGAAGTATGTGGAACTAAGCATTGATAGATATTGCCTGTGCCTGCAAAGTCTTTTACTGTATCATTTAAATTGTAAACAGTAGCAGTGGTCCAGTTACCTCTATTATCGATACCCTGAGTCATCAGGCTCCAGTAGGCATTATTAGGAGGAGGCTCATTAGTGTTTGTAGCTATACATAACCAAGCAGAACCGTTGTAGTTTACTCCAGTAAACGGTTGGTAAGTGGTCATGCTTGACCACGCCCCGTCCCAGTTCCAGCTTGTACCAACGAGTCCCGAAAGGGCAATACTCCAAGTAGAAATAGAACCGCTACCCCCGTATTGAGATACATTAACTGTCAATAGTCCACTACTAGGTTGATAAGAAGTTACTTGGCCAAACATGTAGTTTGTGGAATTAGCAGTATCTGCAATAATAACGTACTGCGGATACGCATACAGCATGTTCGTCTGGGTCGTTAAAGAAACGCTGCCAGTATGAGGAGTAAGAGTGGTGGTACTCGTACCCGTTACAGAAGTAAGAGATGCAGCGGCTTCGGCTTGAGCAGCACTTGCAGCAGCTTGAGAAGCACTAACGGCGGCTAAAACCCCATTAGAAGATACGACTGCGGCACTACTTACGATACCAGTATTACCTACCAATTGCCAGTAAGTATTATTACCTGGAGAAGTAGGGGGGGATTGGTTAGTATTTGCGACTAAACAGATGTAGGTGTAGCCATCGAAATTGACTACATCATTAACCACATAAGCCCAATTATTAACCCATGTACCTTTATACTGATTCCAGCCTGGGCCAGCAATAAGAGAGGCTAGAACATTATCATAGTCCCCTTCAGTATTAATCCAGTAAATGCAATTAACCTCCCCGTTGGCTACAAGAGGATTTAATGTCGAAGTTTGTATATTAGTATTGGCGATGAGCAACGTACCGCCATTAGCAGGGATTGAAAAGGTCTGACCCTGAGTACTTAAAATGCTTACAGGATAACTGGAGGTATTGGTGATAAAGGCCATGTTTAGTTTTGATTAAGTATCTATGAGCTTATTTTAGCCGATTAATCAAAACCTACAAAGACTTAGAACTCTTCAAAACGGTCTTTAGGAGGAATAGTTACTATGTAATTGAAGTAATCCATGAAGCGGGCGGGATTACGCGGGGCTCCGTCAAAACCTATAGTTAGGAAAACAAAAGAAGTGTAATCTGTACCCGCATCAACGTCGGGGATATTTCCATAATAAGCTATTCCTGCGCTAGAAATATCAGAAGATGATATTGTTTCTAACAAGGATGCTGGTATAGGCTGGTAGGTGTATTCCTGATCCGATGAAGAACTGGAGTCAGAAATCATAATGATATTACTACTACCTGAAGCAGTTATAGAAGATATTACGGAATTTATATCCGTAACTGATAGATTGGCAAAAGTAACTTGTGCGGAGACATCGCTACTCATGGAAGTGTCCACAGATATTGCAGTATTAGATAGCGATATTTGATTGGAATCAGAACTTGCACCAGCATCAGAGCTATTCAAATAATATATAACGGTATTATATCCATTATCGGAAACCCCATTATTATCAAAAGCAAAATAGATAATAGAAGAACTTGAAGAATATCCATCCGTAACAGTTATAGAATCCGATAATAATTCACTTGACTGCATTGAACCTATAGATGTATCAGAACTAGAATCGGTATCAGTAGCATTTACCAATATAGTATTTGCAACTGCCGATTCTGAATCGCTAACAGAATCATTGTCAGTATCAAATATGACGAATTGAGGGACGTCTGTAATGGAGTCGCTAGAAGCATTGCTATCCGTATTTGAAACTGTAGTAGTTGTAGTATTAATATCTGAAGACGCATCTGAATCTGTCAAATTAGCAGTAGAACTTCCAGTACCTAGAGAAATACTGTCAGCAGAAGCATCGGTTTCTATAACTGAAATAGAAGAGGCCATGCCATCGGTAATGGAATCCCCACCAGCATTAGTGTCAGTTAAAGATTTTGGTACGGCCATGGACTCAGTCAGGGAATCGCTGCTTGCATCGCTATCAGTACCGGAATTGATATAGGCTAATTGATTTGAGTTGGAATCGCTACTCGCATTAGTATCGGTGGAAGAACTAATAGAAGCCATAGCTTCACTAAAAGAATCAGAACTTGCACCGGTATCTGTTTGAGTTAATAGCGCAGCCAAGGTTTGAGATAGAGAATCAGAAGACGCTCCAGTATCCGTATTAGATAGCAAATATCCCAATATAAACGTAGTTGCATCTGAGCTAGAATCTGTGTCCGTAATAGACGCCATAAAAGTCCCTGGTGGAGTAGGGACAAAATTAAACCATGTAACAGTAACGTCTGTTATATACGGTTTAAAATTAAGCCAGGTTACAACTACGTCTGACATTAAGCTTCTACTTCAAGCATTACCTGCGTTGAAGCTCCTGTTGTTGTAATTTGCACTTGATAATCAGCTACGGAACTTCCAAGAGTAATCCAAGAACTTACTCCTTGGTCAGTACCACTACTATTTTGTAAATGAGCCCGCACTTTACCGGATGTTCCTGAGTAGTAAGCAGCTATGTTCATAGTCCAATTACCTGCCGGCAGAGTTGCGGATAGGCCAAAAGTTATATTATTAGTAGTAGGTATTGCCGGACTAGTAACATAATTGGAATCGTTTTCCGTAACTTCATTTAATGTAGTATAAAACGAACCCGAGGGCATAGCAGTCCATCCTGCAGTAATAATATCACTTGCCGGTGTTACAGGATATAGGATTATAGATATAGAATCTGAAGACGAATCAGTATCTGTCAAAGACGCGGTGAAATTACCACTGGCTACTACTAATTCATACGCCCCGATATCCCAGGCAGACCCTTGAGGACGAGAAGTTCCCACAATATCATTTGCCGCTGGTACGTCAGTAGTGTCAGCAGTTCCATTGTCAACTAAAGAAGATCCGCTTGCTTTAATTCTAAAATCCATGGCGGAGCTGGTAACCCCGACGAATTGATTGGCGTACGTTAAGGATTGTTGGTTAGCTGAGCCGAAGCCTATAGTTCCATTAGAAGCATTATTACTGCCTGCCCAAGTACCTGCACTTGTATAGAAATTAGTAGCAAAACCAAAACATGCAGTATTTGTAACAGTAAAGTGTTCACTAGACCCCGCAATGCCATATGCACTATTACTCACATCAGAAGGGGCTACGACAGTACAGTTAGCTATGTTCAAATAATCGTAGGCTGCGGTAATGCCGCGAAGATTAGAAGAATTGGCTATGATTAAGGAATTAGATATCGTGGAATAACTACCCGGATTATACACTGCAATCCCAGTGCCGTTACCGTTAGTTTCTTGCAATATACATTGATTAATGTAATTGTTATTATCCGTTTGTAAACAAAACGATCCCGACCCATATCCTTGCAAATACATCTGCAAACGATTTACGTAAACGTTCGGTTCACCGATGAAAAAGAGGCCGGTGTAAGATACGTTAACACGTAGCCCGACACCATAAGATTGATTGTATACTCCGGGATTAGTTGTAGCATTAGCATTGTCTACAAAAGACTGGCCCGCTGCTGCTGTAAAGGTAAGAGTATTGGTTGTATCAGTAGTTATACCAGTTACACTTACCAAGATGCCTGAAGTGCTATAGAATTCTCCATCATTATAAAGAGAAATGATATAAGGGGTATTGGACCCCGAACTGGAGATATTGGCAGGTACATGAGAAAGTGCCGTAGCAATAGAGGTATAGTTTCTAGTACCGCCGGTACCAACGGTAATGGTTACTGCCATTATGACACCTTAGTTGTGGCGTTTAGTACATCATCATTTTGTAATACTACAATGCCTTGGGTTCGACGCCCTCCTGCAAATTCTTGTGCGTTAGGCAGTTTATCTAAATCTAGAAGATGGCTTTTACGTGGGTAACGTTGCCCAGGCTTCATTAAATGTAATGGTGTGTGGAGGTCTTGTAAAGCTTGAGCGTGGGAGTGTAGAATAGGTGCCCGTATGATATGTAAATCTTGACGAGTTAATTCCAGGGCCGACCAATTCCACCCATCAGGTTTAATATCTAGTACTTCCCCACGCTGCATATGGTCGATATTAGGACCTTTAGCTACAGTTAACACAACTAATTCCATTTATTTGTACCCTAAAGTATTTAACAACGCTGCAGGTTCTTCGCTTGCCCAAAATGCTTCAACAGCTGGAGTCCAGTACTTAGTATAGTCACTGTAATTAGGGGTTCTCCCCGAGCCAGTCCAAGTACGAGTAAATCCACAAAGATTAGGGAAAGCAGAATCCAAGTAATTTACACCCAGATAATTAGCCAATTTCCTAATTTCAGCATCATTTTTTATCAAATCTTCGAATTTTAAAATGAGGGTACTTGGATCATTCATCCATCCTACGAATTGGCTTTGCAATTTTACCGTATTCGTTGCAGCTGCAATGATAGTGCCCTCTGTGATATCTTTTCTTTGAAAACGTAACCAGCTAATTACAACATTTCTGGGGTCTCTAAAAATGACTATGTGCTTATCAGTGCCTTCAGGCAAAGTGTTGCCGAAAGGAATGTGGTTTACCATATAAGGATTTACTCCTAGCAGTTCACAAGCTTTTAACAGGGCGTGAGTGCCTGATTTAGGGCTACCGTTTACGCAAATAGTCATTTAACTTCCTATTATGAAATAGAAGTAGAATAGCTAACAGTCAAAGTGTTAGTAGCTACAACTGGTTGAGCAGTACCGAAAGCACCTGCGCTATACAAAGTTCCCGAGGTGTTCATAAATGTTGACGAGGCACCCGTGCCTGTAACAATAAAGCAGCCATTGACGGTACCAGAGCCTGTAAAATAAAACGACAGGCCAGCGGATAATGCCTTAGTTGCAGTGCCAGAAGACACTGAAGATGCAGACCAAGCGCAAGTAGCACGAGTACCCGCACCACCAGAAGTAGTTCCTAATGTGTAAGTAGGTGCGTTAGTCGAACCTGCCTCAAGCCAGTTGGAGTGCGAAGACATTGTGTCTCCGACAACCGGTGCGCCAGCATACGAGACTGAGCTGATCAAGCCCATGTACGGACCTACGACAGTGTAACTAGAACCTGCCAAGGTTGTATCTAATAGCAATTGCTTACCAACTGCTACAACGGTATTCTTCCACTTTTCTTCCCACAGCACATTGCCATCTGCATCTCTACAAACAGCAGTAAATACGCCGCCAACGGAAGTGTCGTCTTCAGCTACTGCACCTGTGCCAACAGCCGTGATAGTTTGTTCGTTTGAAATTACTTTATCGTTAGTATTCATTTAATTAAGCTCCTGACTCATCAGGTGTAATTTGATTTTCTAAAAACCACTTTGTGTGGTTTTCACCAGTTCCGTCTGTATATTCCACAAGATATTCTAGGGAATCATGACTTTCGTTGAATTGTGTCTTAACTACAGTTCCCGTAATTACTTGCACAATTTGTTTAACCTTTGTTCCTTTTGGTATGGACATTTGTTTCTCTCTTTTGAAATGTTTCTGTAATACAAGTGTTCAGTGTTCTGTAGTCTTCCCCGTAACCGCTACAGCCGGAATGTGTATACGATTATTTTAACCCAACACTACAACAATGTTACATTTCGTCTATACTTTCAACTTCCTCTGCTTCTGGTTCATCTTCTACAACTTCTCCAGATGTGTGTACATTTAGAGATTTTAGAAATTTCCCAGTAGTAGTATCGTGTAAATTAAAAGTCCCTTTACCAGTTTTTACTATACCTATCGAACCATTTGCCAAAGCTTCAAACTCAGAAGTTTTTAATCCCAAAAGGCTTTTTACAGGTCTTTCAAATACAGGATTCACTATACTTTCTGCTAATTTATAATGGGTCCACTTGTTGCCTCTAATACCTCCAGTGGTTGAAGAATCGAATAAACCACCTTTATCGGGTTCCAAATTCTTTGTTTGCAACATGGTAGGTTCTTTAATTTGACCATTGGACATTGATAAAATATCTTTATCTGTCAACGGAGAAGCTGTAATTACCCCATTACGAGTCTGTGTCTTAACCCCGGAAGCTGTTAAATAATTAAAGAACTTTTGAGTTGCAAAAGTCATTTTCGGTTTAGGCAAAGGTTGACCGGTAACGAATTTGTTCCAATATTCAGAATTCTCTTCGGATTTAAGAGTTGCAATTTCTTTCAAATTTTTACGAGCGTCAGATCCTAATAATCCCAACATCTCCATATATCCAACACTCTTAGATCCTTCTTCACCGCCCTTGGTAGGTTGCATTACGTTATCATAGCCACCGGTACTACGAGCAGAATAGTTCTGGTCAGAAGTCTTATAAAGCTTAATGAAGTATTGAGGTCCAGTTAAAACTTTACCCAAATCTTTACCAGTAATAGGGTCAACCATCATTTCAGTATCGGAAAGGCCATGAGCTTTAAGTTCATTGTTCAACTCTACAACATTAGACCCTTTAGAGAAATTGTGAACTAGATAAGGTTTACCTGTTTTCTTGGCAATTTTTCCAGCCACGGTTTCCATCAATTGGCCCAAGTTAATACGGGATGTAACAGATGCCGGATTCAACACTATATCAGCGGGTTTACCGGTATCTTTCATGTACGGCATTTGGTTATCATCTAGAATTTTAGACACAATACCTTTATTACCGTGCAGTCCAGTTAATTTATCGCCTATCTCCAACTCTTTTTCAGAACGCATCAGAATACGTACCGATTTCCCTTCTGTATGAGCGTCCACAACAACACCTTCCTCGGTATGTGTCCAAGGCTCAGAAACGGGCTTGTAAGGCAAAACTAGGGTCTTGTGTAGCCTACCTAGCATCTTGTCCTCTGGAGTCGGCTCACGCTTCTCCAAAACGATATAAATAGGGTCCCCATTACGGAAGACCTGGCCAACTTTAGGAAAACCTTTATCATCTAATTTATCCAATTGCTCTTTGGTAAATTTGCCTGGAAAATAACGGGATATTAACGATTTCTTTAAAATAGTAGAGGGTTGAATGTCATAATCTACTTTATAGCAGTGGAGGCTAGATAGGCTGTCTGCGCAGGACTTGCTGATAACCAGACCGTCTTCGTGGTTATAACCCTTATACGGTAGGTACGCAACATTGAGATTCTTACCAAGCGCAAGCACCCCATTTCTAGTATAGTTATTATCTACTAGAGTAGTATTTGCTTTAACTTTATCACCTACTTTGACGAGCGGAGTTTCGTCGTTAATGAAACCCTTCATATTAAACGGAAGGTTTTTAACTAAAGGTATTGTGTGGTTTTTCTTACTCTCATCCTGGACTACAATCTTATTAGCATCAACAGACATAACCGTACCATCTACGGGAGATACCGTCGAAACTACATTAGCTAATTGCTTTACGAAAGCTTTACCATCTTCATCAGTAGTTTGCACTAATGGCTGTTCACGATTTACCAAAGACAGGGCCTGAGGTATGCTTTTACCTGCCATGGTTAAGCGGCCAGGATGGTTGGAATTCAGGAAAGGGACTAGATTAGTAGTAACCGTGTACATATCGGTAGTATCGGCAAGCCAGTAATCAACCTTGCTTCTATCTATATCCCCCAACTCTCCCTTAATCTGTGCCTGTACAATCTTCTTTCCTTGTTGATGAGGAAATCCTATAACAGAAGACATAGCTTCCTGAACTGACAGAAAATGTTCTTGACCTTTATTATCTACAACTCTAGAATAGAGATTACCATCCTTATCTCGACGGGCAGAAATGGTAAAACGAGTATCAATACCTGCATGACCTGATTCTGGAGTACGGGAAGGGTCGATAATACCTAATTGGGATGGATCCAAATCGCGGGCGGACATAGGTACACCTCTATCATTGGAGATACCCCCCTCTAATCCGCCTAGCACCGTAACTTTACCAACGTTTTCAAGGGACTCAATAGGATTTGTTTCTGACGGGGTGGTAACCAAGTCGGAGTCTATGATGTAAGAACTGAAAATCTTATTGAAAGGACGGGATATGACAGTGTTACGAATTTTAATAGGTTGCCCGGTCTTTTCAGCTTTTTCCAAAGAGTAGCTGATACGATTCTTTAATGTGGAGGTGAGCAACTTCTCTTTACGGAAACGAGTTTCTAAGAAATCTGGTAGGTTTTGAACAGATTTGAATTGTAAAGAATCTCGGTTATCCTCTTCAACTTTACCCCCGTGGACATCGACCAATTTCTTAAGAGATAGCAAGATAGTTTCTGCAGTAATGCCGGTCAACGGCTTACCTAAGGTAACATTAGTAACTACTGCCGAAAGCGTAGATTCAGCCAAGGACGTTTTCAAAGCCAAGATCTTATCTTCTTCTGAAGCTTTGGTGTCCTTCTTATACGTTAATTTATTGTACAGGTCCGTTATAACCTTACTCTCTTTACCGGCTGCAGCTTTCAGGTTATCAATCCAAACTTCTGGAGGGATGTAGTGCGCAACTTCGGTCGGGCCAATACCAAATACGCGAGTAATCAATGGGGCAAGAAGAATTTTAGAAGATTTAACTTCTAGATAGAACAGGTTAGTAGTAGGATCTAGTGTAATGGAAAATGACGATCCTTTACCCGTGTTATACATGGATTCAAGCTCACCCGTATCTCTTGAACGAACATACACGCCTGGACGTAGTTGTAGCTGAGATGCAATATTGTAGTTGTTCCCGCGGTAAAGGAGCGTATGCTTATTTGTCAAATGAAAACTATCCATTAGATTAAAGTTATCCTGCTTATCTATAATTTTCCCAGTAGCATTGTCGGTTAATATTAAAGTTCCTCGAATAGGGTAAGTAAGGGATTTACTCTGCAGGATAGCATCTTTCTCATCAGCTAGAGTGTAATCTTTATGGTCGGGATGTATATTAGAAACTGAAAGAGTATAATTTTTTGTTACAATGGGGAATTGGGTAGTAAGCCCTGCAATAAGGGCTTTATCTACACGATCTGTAACCTCTTTTGGGGAGGCGAATATCTTCTGTAATTCAGCAGCGGTCTTTGGCATAATGTATCCAGTTTTCCAATCTTAACCTTGATATTCCAGGTAACGAAGCAGTACGAAATATTGCTGCATAAAAGAATAAGTGTCTCTTGAAAGTATCACTACTTCTTCCCCTTTCAACCCTTTTGTTTCAATACTCTCCAACATGGCCATATCTTCCAAATTGCATGTGTCTGCTTTAAAATACCTTACGACATACTTATCCGGGTCTGGTTGAAAATCTTTCTTTTTAGCATTAGCAAATACTGGCATATCGGCTATATTGATAGGTTCCGGTCTATTAGCTTGAATAGCTCTAATAAATTCGTTTCCAGAAGCATTGTTACTCATTATTCATTCCCTTTTTAATATCTGTTTTTGATTGAGGCTTTTTACCATCAGTGCTAGGTTTCATTCCTCCGCTAGGCGGTTCTCCTCCCCCGCCCCCTTTGGAACCCTGCCCATCTGACCCCGTGCTATCATCACCTTGTTGTGCATTAGGATTATTAGGGTCACTTAACGTACCCATTCCCTGAGAAGCTTGACCTTCATTGAACTCATCTAACAAACGTCCCACCAATAAATACATAGGATAATCGGCGATTTCCAACTGATTCAACGTAGTCATCTGAGACATATAATCTACGGAGTACAATTGTTGAGCAATAGCTTGAGCCTGGCCTAGTTTAGTTAGATATTCGCTATCCTTGTCAAATTTATCTACCACCTCTTTACTTGCAACGAATACTGCTTGGTCTACTAAGAACTTAGTTTCAATATCCTTAATAGCTTTTGCCAACATGTCCTTTTGGCCACTCTCTAATTCATCAGTGTAATTCATGCCAAATGCTTCGTAAACGGTACTAGGAGAAACGGAATTATCCCCGGCTAAGGATTTCTGTGCCAAAAATTGACGCAAAGAATCATCATCTGTAAGTTTGAAATCTTGCAGCTTTACCGAGCAATACTCTAAGCTCAAATATTTGCAAATCTTAGCCATCATCCAGTCAATCAAACCCTGAATCTGTGAAGTGTAGACCAGCATTGTGTTTTCAAGCAACCGTAGACCTACTGACGAAGATTGCCAATTGGTAACGCCCATTAACAAATCTCGACTAACCCCGAGACTCAACAATATAGATTCTTCCGCAGCTTGAATTTCTGCAGTTACTAGTAGATTCTTACCCTCTCCAGAAACGGTTTGGTACCCAATAGGGACCGGTGCAATCAAAACATGATTCTTATCCTTTTTATGAGCAACCATCGCTCTTGTCATATGATTAACGAAATTTCTCATTGACATTGCAGCAACCGGATCACTTTGCCCAGTTTGAGCAGTAGGGTAGATTACTCGCAGAGGGGCCATATAATCAGAGCTGATACTTTCATTCGCCCTACGCAAAGTTGTTTGATAAAATACTAATCCAAACAAGGAGATCAGCGGGGGGATAGCGACCCCATTTAACTCATGACCAGCACTGACGTTCTTCAAGTGGTAAATGCTATCATTGTCGAATTTGAAATCTTGGTTATTCTTAATGGCCTCTATGAAATCCCATGGGGTAGAATTAACGAATAGCCTGTCTCCCATATGAACCCGTTTCTTAACATCATTAGGGATTTTGTAATAATATTCACATTCTCCGGTAATAGGATTATTATGCACGGCAATATTTAGAGGATCCCATTTGATCATATTCATATCTGAAATATTGGTGCTTTTAGTATCCGTTCTACGGAATTCTCCAGAATATCCGCAAGTAGGGCAAGTGCCTACAAACTTGAAATTTTTAAATTGCAAGAACTCTGCATTCTTAGCTGGATAACACGCCTTACATTCTTTACACTCAAGGGTGCGAAGAATGGGCCAATATATAGAAATGAAAACGTTGCCAACAGTATAGTACTCAAAGCCTACATTGTGGAGGGACTGTTTAAGTCTGAAACTCTTAAAGATTTCTTTATACTTATCAGATAAACGTTCACTCTTAGTATCAACTATAAATTCTGTAATAGGATACGTACTAAATTTACGAATAACCTCAGTAGTTACCGGGCTTTGCATAGTAATAAATTTAGCCCAGCGAATTACGTCGTGAAGGTTACGAGGTAAGAATTGATTAGCAACAGAGAAGAACGGACTATTGGTCTGTGCATAATTACCGCTTGAACCGAACGGTCCTACTGTACTCAATCCTGCGCTACCATTTGTACCGGGGATTGGAGGTAGTGGGAAATCTGAATCCATTGTTATAATACCCTTAATTGTATTTCTCTATTTTAAAGCAATATGAATATTAAGTCAATTCCAATAGAATACTGTGATTTTGGTATAAGTATAGTATGTATAACTATTGCAGAGAATCTGTCAATTTAAGGAGCGATATGAAGAAGACTCGTCAGATACGCCAAGATGTTACTATCTGGCAAACCGTAGGCAGCAGGGTTTTCAAATTGAAAGGTTCGGGCCAAAATGCCGTTGGCAAAAATGATGAAATAGTTGAAGTGTTAATCAACGATTTCTCCATTGAAGTTCGGTGTGATAATTGTACAAGAGATTACATATCTGAAGCAAAGGAAATATTACTTGCCGAGCATATAGCGAATCTCCTAAATGCAAATCCCTGCTTGTCATTGAATCATCCGTAGTACTAACCTGGGGAGATGTTTCTCCCCTTACTCAAATAGGAGGGTAACATGGAAGAGAGTGTTATAGATGTAGAGGTAAAGGAAGAAAAGAGGCCTCTGGAATTCCCTTATGGCATCACCTACGAGGAAATACTGGATATCGAAAGTGCAGCTTTAGCGAGAGTAATTAGGGAGTTGCAAATTATTGAGGTTTGCAAAATAATAAACAACATCCCCTCGCCTCGCCCTCGAAACAATCTGGAGTTAGGATTGGAATTAACTACCTCATTCCTCCAAAGCCTCTCGTGGGGGCTTATAGTAGCAGGTATTATGTCAACTCTTGCCAAAAAGTAGTTGAAATTTTCAATATCCCAACATCAGTTTGGTATAAGTATTATGCAGGTAAAGAATACCCAAATCCAATAATGGGTTCCAAGCTTGCGGTCACTATCGAGTATTAATTAACCTTTAAACAGGAGTAAACAAAATGTCTTTGACTGCACAAGAACTTCAAACTTTGAACGATTCCCTTTCCAAGAGCTTGCTCGAAAAAATGAACGTACTGCAAAATCAAGCAACTCCGGCTTCAACCCCAGCAGCGGCAAATAGCAACGCAGCACTGATGGGCATTACCAATCGCACCGGCATGGACCTGGCTCGTGACATCGCCCTCGGCGTTTCTCTGGTCGGTACAATCACCCTCGGCACCATTGCCATTGTCAAGGCTTTCTCGGGTGACGGCGGCGAAATGGCAGCGGCGAAGTAATACGGTAGCGGCACCGTAGTAGTAAGCATCAAGAAGAGAGTTGGAGGGACCGTAAACCCTCCGGCTCTTTGGGGATTAGTCAAGCACTAACAGTAGAAAGATCACATGAAGAAGGTCCTGATAAACGACTGTAGGCACGTGAGGAAAGTCCTAATACATGACTAATGCACAGGAACAAGACCGAGAAAAAGGTAATGTCGTCCCATTTCCATCTTCTGATGTACATCAAGGAGGGTTTGAGAATCAAAAATCATTCGACCAAATAATGTTGGATGTCGCGCTGAGCAAAGCTCAAATACGAGAGGCTAATACTAATGCGGCCATTAATGTTGCGGTAGCTGCCACTATAGTAGTGGCGCTGGGGTCAGTAGTGGCCATGTCAATAAAGAGTGCATTCGGCAGTAAAAAATAAAAGCATTGGCAGTAAAATATAAGAAGTAATAGATACGTAAAGTATCAAAGAAATGAATCCAGAGGAAAGTTTTAAGAGATGAAACAAAGTTGACGGATAGCCACCGTACTCTTTGTTTTAGCTTTTAGAGAATAGCAAAACAACAAAAACATCATGACCATACCTATAGACTTGACTTTTAAAAATCCATTAATACTTAACTATTTCAATGGTAATAATGATTATATACCTTCTTCGGAACTAGTGTTTGTACATCAACATCCGTTATTGCGTAATTCCTTTTTAGCTGAAATAGAGGTGTTAATTAACAAAACCCGAAATCATATTGTAGCTAGAAATATGACTGGTGTTGTATTGGAACGCTTTACTAACTACACAATACAATTAGGGGCAGAATTGCCAAAACTATCTCAGCAAAACGCCCCTATTATTCTTAATATCCTACGAAATATCTATCAGCTTTGCAATCAATTACTGAAGCAGTAATACATTCAACAATTGAAAGCTACCAGTATTGGTATCGCTAGTCCCTTCTCTTTCAAGAACAATAGCTAAAGTTTCCACATTAACCTGCCAAACTCCGCTAACCCAACCTGCAAAAGCAGTATTAGGTATAACAGCATTAACGGTAACAAAATCTGCTACTGCGTTTGCGGTCCCTCCCGGAGTAATAGTATCTGCTGCGGTATTGGTTTTTGTTGCAGTAGTTAAAGTCCCGATAGTGTATCCTAGATAGCGCATGCGCATTAAGAAGGTTCCAGTATTGCTACTAGAAGGTGCGTAAGACATTTTTAGGTAAATAGGCTTGTACGGATTTAACTTAGATACATAGCTATGTATTGGTAGCACTACACTAGATACGCTGGATGCGGGGAAGGTCACTGCCAGCATTTCATTTACCACGGATAGAGTAGTGTTACTGTCAACTACTGGGGTTAAGTATTGCTCCGTTACTTTCATGTATGGGGCCCCTGCGGATACCGGTGCCATAGTAACGCTAGGCACGGACGAACCATATGTCAACGTAATATAGTATATGGGGAAATACCCAGAACTAACGGCAGGAGGTGTTTGCGAACCTGTAGCTGCTTGAGCGCCTGCAACCATATTAAGTTGCAATTCGCCATGAGTAATGGTAGAAGGCAAAAATGGATTAGTGTAATCCAAGTTTGGAAGTAAGGAATTTTGCAACGCGGTAGAAGTGGATAGCTCAATCCAAGTTCCTTGAATTGTGTAAATAATAGAATCTCCAGAAGTCGATGGAGGTACCAATGTGAACGTATTAGTAACTACCGACAACGCCTGTTTCATAATAGGATCTGTAATGGAAGTGCTAATGTTACGCGTTTGATAAACTGCACCTGGTCCAATAGTAATTACGTTAGTACTAGGATTTCCTACAGCCAGTCCCGTAGCTGACATTGTCGCAGCATTATAAGAAGGAACACTGTAGGTATCTGCATAAATCATCGAATCGTTCAAAGAATTTAACAGAGAAGTTCTTCGCCCACAATCTCCCCCCCACTGCCTGTCGTTAGTAAGATTTGTTTGGATATCGGTCAAAGGACGATTATCTATAGTGTAGTAATAAGGGTCGGTAGCTGTATAGTAACGAATAGATGTAAAATTACTACTATTCTGCGGCACGAAATCTGGGGTTGACATTTAAAGGGTTTCCTAATTTGAGTAATGGTGCTATAATATCTGATCACTATATAGTTTAATATAATTCTACCGATCAGGTCAAGCAAATGATGGCTCTAATACAATCTCTGTTGAAGTATTTTAATAGAACAAAACCTACGTCTAAAAACGTACATAAGAAGGAAGGCCCCTCTCTCTCGTATGACTTTGGAAAATCTAAACTCCATTCCCTTTCATACTCTTCAATCATAGATAGTTGGGTATTTTTGCATTTCCATGGTCAAACGGTAATAGTTCTTACCAATATAAATGTTCAAGCTAAAAATATAGAATTTTGGGCCAAAATACCTCCTGAACAAAAAATCAAATTTGTTAATGATGTATCTATACTTAAATGCAAAGATCGAAGAGAGATGTTTAAACTTTTGGGAAACATAGGTCAAGATTTTGCAGATGCTAAGGGGTACATAGATGGAATTGAAGTGGCCAGTAATATGGAAGGGTCAGAGAAATGAAAGCGTACGTGTATATAGATTTAGATAGCAGATTAAGTCTTAGAACCGCTGAGTACATAGATACTGTTGATCCCGGATTTTTCCTCAATAACAGCCATTACATTATTAAGTATTGGAAAGTAGATACTGATGATAAACATAGTCTATGGCGTATGATGAAATACTGCAAAGATTACAAAATTAATCTGACGGAATTTCGCAATATACTAATGCAGCTTGGAGTTATAAGTGAAGATACAAAGAGTAAAGATTTTGATGAAAAAATGCACGAAATTGGTAAAGCCAATCATTAAATACACTAAGTCTGCAATGCATGAAAATACAATTTAGCCAAAATAAAGAAAGAGTAATATTCACTCATGAAAGTGACAGTGAATATAAATTTATAAATGGCTTCCCAGCCTTTCTTAAAGATGGAACTACCTTCTGGGCCCCTGCAAAAACTCACATAATATACAATATTGTTTCTAGGCTGAAGACCTCTTGTAAAAATATAAAGATAGATAAAGAGGTTCAGACGTTGATGAATGCCGAGATGGCTTTAAAGCCCCTGCCTCTCGGCTTTAAATTTCTTACAGCCCCGATGGATTACCAAGAGATCTCTCTAAGGTATATGTACACTCTGGGCTCCGCTGGTCTTTTATTAGATCCGGGTATGGGTAAATCCAAAGTGGTTTTGGATTATATTGCCTTGATGAAGTTTAAACGATCTCTAATCGTTTGCCCCTTGCCATTGCTGTTTGTATGGCAAGAAGAAGTCGCCACCCATAGATATGATTTAACTATCTATTGTATTGAAACTACCAATTGGGAAATAGAATGGGAGAAAGCTAGTAAAGCTGATATAGTTTGCATTAATTATACAAAGGCTAGCATATTTAAATCTCAATTGAAGAAAGAGCAATTTGATTTTATACATCTTGACGAATTTCTAATCAAGGATATTAACTCCCAAAGAACTCAGGATATAACTGAAATATCTCTGGGTATTTCCTATCACTGCGGAGGTTCTGGGACGTTGATTAATAATGGGGTGGAGGATATGTTTGCCCCCGTTAGGTATTTGGAAAGATCCTTGGTAAGCGGTAGCATTGTTAAATTCAGAGATCGGTATACATATCAAGTGCCTATAGATAAACGAAAGCCTGAAGGTAGAAAAATACCTGTAGGGCCTAGAAGAATTGACGAAGCTAGATCGATATTAGAATCCTGTTGTATTGTGATGAAAAAGGATGAGTGGCTCAAATTACCTGATAAAGAGTTCTACGATTACTACTATCAACCTTCAGAAGCCCAACGAGAATTTTACCAATGCTTAGCTCGTAATTACATTGCTAAATTCGATGATGAGTACTTGGAAGTAGATAATGCTTTGACCATGATGTCTAAGTGCTATCAGGTTTCCAATGGTTTTGTTTATATTTCAGATAAGCCAGATAAGGCCGAGCAAGACGATTTATTAGCTAATCCTGATAAACCTAAAAAGAAAACCAAGCTAAATCGCAGGACTAAGTATTTTGCAGAACAGCCTAAGATAACAGGAATGTTGACAGTTATAAAAGAGAAGTTGGGAACTGAGCGTGGTATTATTTGGTACAACTGTGAAGCTGAATATACTTTAATATCAGAAGCATTGGCTTCTAACGGATATACTTTTTTAACTATCAAAGGGGGTACTAAAGGTTTGGGAGGTATAGTTAAAGAATTTAATAGCAATCCGAAGTATCAATTTTTAATTTGTCAATCAAAATCAGTCAATTATGGTATCACTATATTAGGTACAACTATAGAGAAATTAGAAGATGCCGAATTTGAAATCTTCCCAGGCATTGAACCTTCTGTTCACAATCAAATTTTCTACAGTTGTAATTTTTCCCTTGAAGTGTTCTTACAACAGCAGGATCGTATTCATCGTATAGGGCAAAAATATGTATGCAAATACTACAGGTTGTGGCTGAATACTCCTGTGGAAATGACCATGAAAAAGGCATTGGAAGATAAGATGATAATACGAGGGGACATGCTCATCGATATTGCAGAAAAATTAAAAGAAGAAATATCAATTTAGTTAGTGAATATTGGTATAAGGTAGTTACGAAGTGAAATACCTTCGTAATCCAATTTCAACTTTTAAATTCTCACCAGGAGAATACTATGACTACTGCCAGCTGCAACACCGAGTTTAAATGTGAAAACTGCCAAAACTTCGCAAACGCCCCAGAAGGTCGTCATTGCGTAGCTTATATTGATCAACCGCCGATGAATATGAGCGCCTGCCCAGGTCGTAAAGACATCGTTTTAGCACCAAACAATTCTGGTACTAAACCTGTTGAAGCTTCGGCAAATATGCCTACAGGTGAGTATCTGCATTTGCGCCGTGCAGACCCAACCGTAACCCGTAATACGCACTAATACCTAGAAGCGTCGTAACGGAACAATAACTAAACATAGAAAGAGTAAATCATGACTCACAATCACCAAGTTCAAATGGGTGCTGCAAATAGCACCGTGATTTTGTCGGATGAACAAAACCAACAAATCCAAGAAGCAGTTGATGCTTCAGTAGCCTCCTGGCAAGCATCGAAAGCTCGTAAGGGTGAAACTTACAGCGATGATTCTGTCTCGGCTTTCAGGGAATATGTGGCTGAACGCGTAACCAAATCCGTAATCAGCGGCTCTACTCGAAATGCTACGCAATTAGCCGAGAATGCTCGTAAAAAGGCGGCACGTATCGAACGTAGTTCTCAGATTCGTGATCTGGAATTGATTGCACGGGATAACGGCATCGACTTCTTTGTTCGCCGAGAGTATTTACCTGACCAAAAGGAACTTTCCCAATGGGAAGTAAATCCTAGTTCACATAACAGCCTTGTGTGTAAGGTTTTCCGTAAAGTCATTGCAAATCAAGGTGGCGCTGTTTTCTGCTCCAGACCTATTCTCGACACTATGGGTCACAAAGTTCTGCTAGACATTTCCATAGCCGTCTGTCGGCCAGATGAAAACTTTGACCTTGTCGAAGGGATGGATTTGGCATTGAAGCGTTTCCTTCGTGGGTACACTTTGGAATTTGAATGCGATTTCAAAGTAGGTATTTTACGTGCGGAAGACATGACCGACAAAGACCTGGACTGGGCAATCACCGATTACATTCGCCAGTTAGAAATTGGCTTTCCCAATTCTCTCGACACGCACGAAGACCTAGTGATTGATGTAGCAGCTACGGTTCAACCTGATTCAACAACCGAACCGGTAGAGGTATAACAAATGCACCGATTGATACATTGGATTTATAATCACTTTCTGGGGTGGATGGATGCTAATTCCCCAGATCGATACGTATCAGTCGGTGCAAAAGCTCTCCCAGGGCTAAGCACCGATCCAGTTGTTCCTGAAGATCTTCGAACACCTGATGTTCCTTATTTAGGTAAAGATCAAGAGGAATTGCTGAGAAAAGCCGTTGCCAGTTATCCAGACAGAATTAACCGTATTAAGTGGCTTCGTGCTATTCAGCACTTACGAGCAGAAAGCAAAACGGGCTGGGTCATCGAAGGCGGCAAAAAGAAGTGGGGTAACCCAGAAACTACAAAAGCTTCAGAATTAAATCATATGATATTGCAGTAAAGCATCGTTGCATTTAGCTATTTCATATGCTAAACTAAGTAAAAGGCTAGAGGTAATACTCTGGCCTTTTATTTTTAACCATAAGGAGAATTGAAATGGTGCAATCATTGACCATGAGACTTATCCGAGCGGCCATTTTAGTAGTAATCTTTAGTACGTTGGCAGCGTGCTCAAGTATGCAAAAGCCCTCGATACCACAAGAGCAACAAGTGGTAAGTCCAGTACCAGCTTTATCGGTACAAGAAAAGCAAGAACAGCAAAAAATCCTAAATACTTTGGATTCAGAAGCTGCAGAAGATAAACCTCAAAAACAAGAGGAGCTGCCTCAAGCCCCTCAGGTCACTGAAGACCAAAAGTTGGCAACAAGAATATCGGATAAATTTCTAATACCGATAGAGCTAGCTACAACAATTATAGTTTTAGCTACAAAAAACGCTCATGAGGATTTCCCCACCCGAAATGATATATTGGCTGTTATAGCAGTAGAATCTGGATTTCACCCCAAAGTTTCTTACCGGGGAAGTCACGGATTAATGCAAATAGAAATGAAAAGCCACAGAGATAAGCTATACGGTAGGAGCATCTTTGATCCAAGTACGAATACAGAAATTGGAGCTTTTGTTCTTAACCAGCTTTATGAAATGCTAGGTAAAAACAAACGCGGGGCTTTTCTAGCCTATAATTCTGGTATAGGTAATTATCTTAAAGGGCACTATAGGGAGGATTATTACCGAAAGGTAATGAAACAGTTGCAGTTCATTTCTGCACCATGATTTTGGTATAAGTTAAATGTACAATAAGAGGAGAATTCCTATCATGAAGAAGATTCGGGAAGCTTTACCCATGCTTATCCTTTCTGTGTTGATTCTCTTAGGATGCGTATGGCAATTCGCCGCTGTTTTAGACAGAGGTAATCCAGAAGTAGAAATTCATAGGAGTAAGTAAAATGCCAATTCTGATAGGCGGTATTCTCATCATCGTAGCAATGGCCTTTTCCGCTATAGGAGGTCTTTTAGCGGGAGGCGTTACTGTTGCTAAGGCAGTTAAAGCAGCAGTCAATAAAGAACATAATAGCTAAATCAAGGGTGAAAGAGGGGCAGGGATGCGGTGTCACATCCCTGTCTTTTTAGCTTGTTAAAATCATAGAGGTGTGATATTCTAACTTCTGGAGATTTATAATGGTTGAACATAAGCAACAAATTGTCAGTTCCAATAATCCCGATCTTCCCCCTGAAACTGTTGTAGTTCTAGGTAAAACGTTTAAAGTTCATTTAATAGAACCTGACGAAAAAGAAGATAGCGATGGAGAGATGGACTTAGGTACTCAAAGAATAAGTATTAGGTTACAACCTTCTCCAGAGTACAATAGTGATACAATGCTACATGAGATAATTCACGCAGTTGATGAGATGTTAACTTTAGGATTGAAAGAAAAACAAGTACATCAATTGTCTGTAGGGCTTATCTCTGTATTTACACAGAATAAAGACTTAATGGCATGGATGCTGAAGAACTAAAACCTAAAAAAATAATAACGTCATCCTCACCTCAAAAGCAGGTTTGGTTTATACATGGTGCAAACGCTACCCCAACTTCGTTTGAGTATCTTAGAGATAAGCTTAAATCCGATCCTGATTTCAAAGATTTTTCTTTGATAGATATAAAGTATAATTGTCAAGAAAATCTATCTGGTATTATTAAAGCTTTAACCCTCTCCATACGTAAAGGTAGTCAGGTATATTTGGTAGGGCATAGTCTCGGCGGAATAATTGCAACTGCCATTTCTCAACGAATAAAGGTCTACGAGTTGCCTTTGAACATTAAGGGGGTGTTTACTATTAGTAGCCCTTTCGGTGGAAGCGAAAGTGCTGAATATCTGCAATGGCTATATCCTACTTATCATTTATTCAGAAGTATTGCTACTACTAGTAGAGTAATTACTGACTTAATATCGCTAGGCGCAGTAGTACCTACAACTTCTCTGGTAACCAGCAGTGGTAACAACCCTTTATTTTCTACGGCGAATGATGGGGTAGTAACCATTCGATCTCAGAGATCTCTCAAGGGTGCAAACTATATAGAGATAAACTCAAACCATTTCGAAGTTTTAATGAATCAAGATACTGTAGAACATTTGAAAGTTTTCTTAAAGAATACGTAATTTCGTGGTATAAGGTTTAGGAAAAGCTAACTTAACTAACTTAACTTAATTATAAGGCCCAGTGTTTACTGGGCTTTTTATTTTACAGGAAAAAAGATATGATCCTAGATAATGAAACCAATGAACGAATAGAGATCTTTAAGCGCGATAAGATTAGGACGTTGAAAAATGAAATACGAAACGGTTTAGCTAATCTAGTTAGAATGGAATTATCATATGGAAGATACCTAGACAACAATTACCTTGTGCGTTCAGCCATTGATTTTATAAATTCTAGACTATCTACTTGGGTTAGAGAAGAGCTTATAGAATCCAGGTATTTGATAAGAAATGTAAGCTTTATGACGCTAACTGAGTTGCATTTTGATATAGATATTGTCCCCATTGTAAGACCAGTAGATATTGTTCATATCCGTCTACAATCAGAAGAAGAACGCAATCTTATAAATAATTCTCCTCCGAATATTCCTTACAAATACCTAGCTGAAAATCCGGTTTTACCGCAAGGGTATGGCGACCTTATGAGGGTTGAAGATGCTAACCTAGATTGGGTAATTAGGCACGTTTATCTGAATATCATAAAGGAAGTTCAATTATTAGTAGAAGGGCCCGAAGCATTTAATACTACAGGTTCCTGTTTTAGACAAATACGCGATATGAATCTTTCTCGTATAGTAAACGCCTATGGATCCCATATACCTTTATACTCTGAAATTTTCGGGACTATATACGTAGAAGTACCTCACCCTGAACAACGACCTTCTAACGTTCGTGCGATTTTTTACAGGGGAGAAGAGTCCTCTGAGAATTACCTGGTATTTCGTAGGAAAGTTAGAAGTACGTCTCCCCCTATTACCATGGCGCTGCCTCCTTTACCTTGGGGGTATAAAATCCGAAATGAGGTAAGAGACATCGTAGCTCGTAATCAACTTGAAGGTAGGAAATTTAAAGATTTCGGAGTTGCCCCTGACTACAATGAAGATTACCGTAGAATTCGTTGGCCCGCCGATCAGTACACCAGAAATAGGGCTTCTATAAGATACGACCTGAATTGTAAACGTGAAGGTCGATGGACTAACAGAAGTACCGGACAACGCCTAAACGTTGATCTGTGCATTTGTTTAACTAATAATATACCGTTCAAAACTAAATGTTTACGTTATGACCACCGAACCTCGATATTGCATATTAACGAAACTGGGTGGATAATGTGGGACGTTGTAAGAAATAGGACAGAATCTTTTAATTTGGGAAATAGATACGACAAGTTAGTTGCCATGTTTTTCAGGCGATTAGGCATAGATGTTACTAAACGTGGGCGCGTAATATATTGGAATAGATCTAGTACCCGGGGAGAAAACGAAGAAGTATTGCAGTTAAATAAAACTTATAGTGTAGTAAAGGGATCTCATTTAGTAAATCCGCTTTTTCATTCATCTCAAGTAATAAGCTCTAGATTCACATACGATTCAGGTATTACCTATAACGAATCTAGGGAAGTACATATAAATAGATGGTTAAAGTTGGAAGGTATTAAAGAGCCGGAAGAGGTTGTGGGAACTATGGAAACTGTGGAAACTGTGGAAACTCAAGGATAAACATGGATACATTAAATCTGAAATCATTTCTAGATATGCAGTTGGCAGTAAGAAAACCGCCGACAGTATTGGAGTTTACAAATAAACAGGATTACATTCAACTTAGTTTATCTATGATGACTGTATTTGCTGCTAAAACTTTGCCGTACTTACTAAAGGTCTCCCTACCCGATCTCGGTAAAACTAAGGAACCGCCCTCGAAAAAACTACGTAGTAAAGTAGCCGAAGACTTGGGGAATGTATTGCAATTCCTATTCATGTTTGCAGATGTATGTCAATACGACCTCCCCGATGAAGAGCAGGTGGAGGAGCACATAAAGAACGTTGTCCCAGTAGAAGTTAAGGTAGATACTATCCTGGCAATACTGGGTATTATTCGTGCGGCAACCGATATTGCAGAATTCGTATATCTTGTTGATGATTCCGGTACCAAAATTTGGGAATATACAGAGCTTCCAGAAGACGTGAAAGAGTCAATATATGACCTAGTTGCTGATATAAGCATTGTGGCAGAAAAGTTCGATTTAACCTTAAAAGATTTGGTTGATGCTTCATTAATTTAGTAAAACAGTAATATTTTAATTAGGGTGAAACAGCCCAGAAAGATAAAATGTACACAGAAGACATAATGTCGTATTTCCCATTAGAGAAAGCGAGAAAAGGTCAAATAGCAGTTATCAAAGAAATAGATAAGGTTTTCAAAAACGGTAAAAGATTCATAGTATTTGAGGGTCCAGTAGGCTGCGGTAAATCTGCAATTGCTATGACTTTTGCTAAGGCGTTTAAAAACGCTCATCTAATTACTCCCCGAAAAAGTCTACAAAACCAATACTTCGATGACTTTTCAGAAGATGTGGTTTTAATGAAAGGGCGTAATTCCTATCCATGTTCCTATGGAAATCGTAAATATCATAGCGTTATTATGCAGCAGATCAATACTGGAAATGTACCGCAGCCTCTTAAGGGGGAGCCTAATTGTAGTACTGCCCCTTGTAGAGGTAACCGGGATGTTTACCGACAATGCGTAGATGATACTGGTCAATGTCCATATACTGCTGCAATGGAGTTGGCACAGGGGCATGATTGCGTTATTCATAATCTTCATTCATTCATATATCAAACTGCATTTACTGCCAGATTCGAAAAACGGGAATTGCTAGTAATTGATGAAGCCCATGAAATTGAAGGGGTTGTTAGAGATTTCATTTCCAAGAAAATTACCATAAATAAACCTATACGCGAAGGGGGCCCAGCCGATGCTAGCGATGTGGGATCCTGGTGCGATTACTTTCTACAAGAAGAATTTGTACCTAAGCTTTCCGCGCAAGAAAAGGCAATCAAAGAGGAAGACCCTTCCTGGGTTAGCCCATTAGATGCTTATGTTAATCGAATAGAAGATTTCAGATTGCAAAAGGATTATTTTGGCAATAAATTCTGTGTAAAGAAAACTATAAACACAGTTGGTAGAGTTGATGTTTCAACTGGATTTGAATTTGTTCCTGATAGTTTAGGTAACGCCCCTACAAATCTCTTATTCTCTATGGGAGAACACGTTTTACTAATGTCAGGAACAATATATGACAAGAACGTATTTTGCCGAAACCTAGGCGTAAATCCCGAAGAAGTTCATTTCATCCGTATAGGCTCAACTTTCCCGGTTGCTACTAGACCTATATACATGAAGCCAGAATACCAGGTCGATACTTCTTTTGCTATGTGGGAAGAAAACTTCGGGGAGATGATTGAGAAGATTCAGAAAATTTCTAGCATATTCAACGATGTTAAAGGGCTTATACATGCCCCCTCTTATGACGCTGCTAGGCAAATTGTAAATGCTCTTGGGCACGGTAGATTTGTAACACATGAGTCAGAAGACTTCCAAACGCGTTTAGAGACGTTTTTTGAGGCGGAGGGTAATCAGGTATTCATCTCACCTGTTTGTCAGCAAGGCGTCGATTTTAAGCAGGATAGAAGCCGTTTCCAGATACTTCTTAGGGTACCATATGGAAGTACTTCAGATGAGTTTATAAATTACAAAGTCAAGAATGATTTTCCTTGGTATAATTATCAAGCTTTAATAGTGTTTGGGCAACAACTCGGCCGGGTTAATCGTAGCGAAGATGACTATGGGGCTACGTTCCTGCTAGACTCTCGGTTTAACAAATTTATATCTCGTAACCAAAAAGTATTACCGGATTGGGTTCAAAAAGCAATTATCAGAAAGTAAATGTGAGGTAATAAAATGATCTATTTATTGTCAGTAGTAATATGTTGGATAGTGCTGTTGGTAGAATTTGCAATGTTTAGTGGGGGCAGGGTTAAAGCGGTAGAAGTTTTCTTCATTACTGTCGTAAGCTTTTTACCGTGGGCAAATATCTGCGCACCAATATGTGCTCTATGTAATATTTACGCAACTATTAAAGAAAAGAAAGGCGGGGCACAACTATGACTCAAGAAGGATTTGGTCAAGGATTTTTCTTTGTTGGGGGATCTCAGTCTTCTCCACAACCTCAACCTCAGCAACAAAGAGTAATTATCGAAGGGGCAATTAAGGAGTTGAAAGATGACCCCTCTATACCTATGGTGAAGTTAGATAAAGCTACACCAGTGGGTTGGGTTCCTTACAATTATGATCCTAAAACTGGCGAGATAAAGGAGATTTAATATGTTGGAAGGATTTCTATTAGGGTTAGCGTTTATCATAGGGTATGTAATTCCTATGACTGTAAACATGTGGACCTGCCTATACGAAATGAACGGCGAGAGGATGGAGGCAGGAGATGTAATTACATTTCTGCTACTGGTATTTACACCACTTTTGAATATTGTAATTATGGCTATGATTATAGCCGAGTGTTTGCCAAGGTATAGAGAATAATGCCGCATACTCATTTAGATGAAAATGGAACCTTGATACGTTGCCTGCATAGTTGTAAAAACAGCTTATTAAGTGTCAGCTTCTGGTTAGGAGTCACTATATCGTTTCCTTTGGAACACCTCATTTGGGAGAAAGTGTGGCCCTTTTACCTATTAACAAAATGGATGGGATTACAATGATTCAAGTTCTGTGGTGGGCTTATGGCCTACCTATGTTATTTTGCGTTTTAATTGGGCCTATTATAATGGCATCTATTAGAAGTATGGCGTATGATCATAAACCCGTTATAGAAGAAGAGGATGTTCAGAAATGGCAAAAAATTGCGGTAGTGCCAGGTTTGAATATATTCATAATGCTAGGCGTGTCGGGTGCTTTGCTCATTGTTTTACCTGTTTGGACAATAAATTTATTTCTGAAAGATTAAAACGTCATGATGACTTTGTTTTTATTATTCTATGTAGTTCCTATGCTTATATGCTTTTTTGTAATGCCGCGGTTAGTAAAAACAAAACAGTTCGATAAGACTTTGCTTTTTGATGCAAATACTGATGTTGTAGAGATTTTTACTAGAGTAGGTCTTTTCCCCACACTTAATATATTAGTACCGGTAGTATTTATAGGCTTTCTTCAACTTGTATTGATTTATGAAACATTAGTATCTGTAGTCAAATGGGCCAATTTGAAAATTTGGGGAATCTAAAGAGTAAAACATGGAAAGAATCAAGCAACGTAAGCACATGAACCATGCTAAATTCATAGCTGAGAATTATAGCAAAGATGCTTCCACGAAAGTTGGCTGTATAATCATAGGTTCGGGTAATAATGTTTTATCCACCGGGTATAACGGCATACCCAGAGGCTTGGACGATAACATAGAAGAGCGTCATGTAAGGCCTGAAAAGTATAAGTGGTTTGAACATGCGGAGCGTAATGCTATATTTAATGCCGCCAGGAACGGTATTAAATTAGAAGGTTCTCATATGTATTGCACCTCTCTAGTCACCTGCATAGAATGTGCGAGGGCCATAATTCAGTCAGGTATTCTCATGCTATTCTTAGAATTATCCGCATTTGCAGATACCAATGAACGCGGGCAAGTTTGGATGGACCAATGGGCCATTTCCAAAGAAATGTTGGATGAAGCGGGAGTAAGAGTATTTGCTGTTCATGACGAAAACGCCAACTATATGGAGCGCATATATTCCGATTCATTACTCCCACCGTCTATGAGAAATGAGGTAGTTCAACTTTCTTCCCTTCCACAACTTCAAGAAGAGGTAAGAGATGTAGGTATGGACGCGGCTTGGAGAGATGTACTTAGTATTTAATTTTCAATTCCAATTCAAATTTTGGTATAAGAGAATTAGAGAGATTAACATCTCTCTTTTAGTTTTCAGTAACAACCTTCACTATTAGGTTAAAAATATGCTTACTCAACAAGCATCGAAATCAAAAGTCAAAACCATAGGAAAAGTAGCTACGGCTACCCATCAAAATGTAGGTGACGAGAAATCTAAAGCATCTTCTAAGAAATGTTTTAGGGATCCTTTTCGTGTCATTACGACTTTGACTTTGGAAGAGCCGGAAGATGCTCTTCATATTTTACAAAATCAAAGTATAAACACACGAACAGGAGGCAGTGTTGAGCGTATGCATCGAAGTTCTGATTACGATGAGCAATGCTCATTGGAGTACTGGACTTCGAGGGGTATGGATTTTTAGTACAGCAGTAAAGTAGTGGATACTGGAGGGGCCCCAAGGAAGGTATCTGTTTATCACGTAGTATTTCTTAGCAAAGGCTAGTATGTTAGAATTGTGGAATTGGGACGCTTTTCCTGGCAAGGGTAACACTATTCCTCTGCCAAAACCTGGTCGTCATTAATACCAGTTTCTGGCTCAGGTCGTAATTTTGTTTTAAGTAATAGGAGGGCCTCAGCTTTGAGGTCCTTCAATTGATCCTTACTAATACCTAATGTTTTTAGTATAGTTGCATTAGTCGATTCTTCCCCGGTTTCTGTGCCAAACATCATTTTGATTACATCAGCGTGGGGCTGTGGCAAGGATTCAATCATGGAATGAATGCGTTCTCTATCTAACCGGATTTCAACTTCTTCTCCAATAGGATCAATTTCAAAAGCGGGGTCATCCCCCAGATCAGAAATGAAATAAGTCAAATACTTATTTTGGCTAAGATCTCTGAGATTTTTTTCGCTTACATCGGGAAACGCTTCTTTCAGTTCTGCAAAGGTTATCCCCGATTCTTTACTCTCAATGAATTTCCAAATTCGTGCTGAAACTTGTTGTAAATAAATGGGTAACGCGACTATACGGAATTGACTAGACTGTTTAAGTATACGCTGGTTAACCCACCATCCGGCATAGGATAAGAATTTATTACCACTATTGAAATTAAACTTGTTAAATCCTACTACAAGGCCCTCATTAGCAGAAGATATGAGGTCGGGCATCAATTCGGGGTCGTTTTTACTGAACCGTTTTGCCTGTTTAAATGCAAATCTCATACCGCTCTTTATAATCATATCCCTTATTTGTTCCTTACGTTTTCTATTGACCCCGGGGTCTAGATATTCTAAGAACAAGTCACTTTCCTCTTCACGAGTAAACATCGGGTATTGACATATTTGAGCGTAATAACGGCTAAGGTCCATTGGGAATTTCCAGGTTAAAATATTTGCCTTATAAGGCTTAATAGGGTATACTTTAACACAATGATTGAATTACGTCAATAACAGGAAAAAGAAATTATGAATGAATCAACTATTTTAGTAACTCTAACAGGTCCTTCTGGCAGTGGAAAAACAGAGCTATTGAATAGACTTGTAGATGGGTTCGGCTTTACTGATGTAATCAGTCACACAACCCGACTTCCCAGACAAGGGGAGGTGGATGGTAAAAGTTATTTTTTTGTTAAAGACGAACTATTTTCAGACATGGTAAAAAACGATGAATTCATCGAACATATTGAATTCAAAGGCTTCAAATACGGGGTATCCGTAGGAGAACTAGAAAAGGCCCGTAACGCCGGAAAAATTCCCCTGTTAATTGTAGAACCTAACGGGCTGAAGCAAATTAATGCGTACTCTCAAACCCACGGTATAAAGTTAATGAAGTTATACATTTTCCACGAAACTGAGACTTTGGTTAGAAGATACTTAGGGCGTTTAGGTCCAGACGATATGAAGACCCCTTCATTGAAGGATTTTCACGCATCTCGTATATCCTCTATTTTCGAAGAAACAAACTGGTGGAAAGAAATGCCTTTTGACAATACTTACAAAGGCGAAGGGGAAATTGCCTCCAAAGTAGCTGAAGATATAAAAGGCTGGGCGTCCAGACGAGAAATATTCAAAACGTAGAATGTGAAATTATGGTAAAAGTAGAACTATTAAAAAATGAAAAAAACGGCAGTGTTAAATTGGCTTTTGAAACAAATGACAATGATGGGTTGGAGGTTATTGACATCGTCAGAGTTGCAATGCTTGGAGATTTCGCTAAACGGGGTGCTTATATTAATTCTCGTCGCTTAGTTATAGAAATTGACGATATTCTCAAGAAACCAGAAGAAGAGGATTTACTTCCGGGTACATAATAATGATTCAAGTTTTTGCGTATTCGTGGTATAATTACATTATAACGAGACAAAACTATTATGCTAGAAAAGACTGGTACAATTCGGCTTACCTCAGAAGATTTGATACAAGCCGAAAAGGGTATTGTATCTCAAAGGGTTAAGGACACCTGGAACCTTAGCCATGAGCAGTTACAGGAAGTGATTCAAAACAAAGCATTTACAACGACAAGCATTGGCTCTCCACAGGAAGTCGATAAAACAAAAGAAAGAACATAATAATATGAATATCGAAAAACTAGCTCAACTAGTAGCAGATCTCCCAGAACCATATAAAGCAAACGCACAAGCTCTGGTTGAACGTATGGGTGCAGTCATCGAAGGTATCGGTGACGAAGGTGTTAAATGGCGTACCCCTACTGCAAAGTTGATGCAAGCAACATCTGATCGTTCCAAGTTGCCACGTGGCGCAACCATCGGGGACATCATTGTTGGCGAACGTATTCTGCAAAAACCAGCTCGCTTCATTCCTATTAAAACTTGGGATTCACGCCAATATTGGTCCCCAGATAAGGATGAAGAAAAGATGTTGTGCTCAAGCCCCGACGCAAAGGTGGGCTATATCGGTGCAAATTGCGCTACCTGCAAACATGCAGTATTCGATGAAACTACAAACAAAACAGAATGCAATAAGGTCAAGAGCTTTATTGTTATCCTAGAAGATCTTTCCGATATCTTTATCATGAATTTCGGTAAGACTTCTTACAAGATCGGCCTCGCTTATGAAAAGAATCTGAAAAAGGCTGGAGTAATGCCTTACCGCCGAGTGTACGGATTGTCAAGCGTTAGCAATAAGCAATACAAGAACGTTGAGAACTTGGATATTGAACTGTATGACGGGGATAAGCGTGACACCCCTGCAGTATTGTTGCCATTCGTTGAAGAGTTGTTCAAACAGGTAAAGTTTGACCGTGAAGAAATGCTCATTGCTTTCCATAAGATGGTGACTGAGCGTCGTCAAGACCCTTCATTGTTGACCGGATCCAATTCAGATTCGGAATTGGTTATGCTGGAAGATGGTAGTGATGAAGCTTCATCCCCCCCGGTAGGAATTGAAGCCGCCCCTGCAAAATCTTCTATGGCGAAGAAATACGTAGTGTAATTAGTATTACAATTTTGTAACACCGGTAAAGGGTTTGCTAGGCTAGGCAAACCCTTTATTCTTTAGACCTTAGAATAATAAAAAGAATTATATGACGAAAGAAATTCCTCAAGTAGAGGCGACCAATACAGTAGAGGCTATTGAGCCTACCAGTGTTGAACAATTACCGTCTTTTTTAGTGCAATGTTTGCAACTAACAAATTCATCTCTTAATATCATCGATCCTGAGGCGTTGAATATACGATGCGTTCATTTTTTAGACGGGCGAGTATTCTTTGGGGTCATGTTGATGGAGACTTTAGATTCTTTTGTATTCACTTGCTGTGTAAGATTTGAATGGGGTGAAGATGGTATCAATGATATTAGATTGCGGCCATTCTTGGGCAGACCTATCTGTAGGGTTTTTAAATCCAGCATTGGGTCTATGAGTTTCGAATTACAGAAATATGTGGTATTCTATTACAAGTACTTACGTAAATTTGGAGTAAGAGACAACCCCTCATATTTTACAAGTACTATACTAGATAAACTGGATGTGTTGATAGCCGAAGACGAGAATCAAAACGGGGGTTCTGTCAGTAGTGCCCAGTTAGAAGAAGTAGGTAAGCGTGGCAAAGATTCATTCACGCCATACCAAATAAGCGAAAGAATTCATTAATGGAAAATCCTGCCATACTAAAAAGAATAGCGGCAGCTGAAGATCAGTTAGAAAAATCGGGAGGCCTCAAATGGGATAAATATTCCCAAGCGGCATGGAGTCCTTCCAAATTGAAATTGCTAAGCCAATGCCCGTACCAGTATTACCTTAAATACGTTCTCAAGGTAAAAAACGAAGAAGAAATACCTGATACCGCGGCGGCAGATGTAGGCACTATAGCCCACCATATACTGGAGTATGCTATCGAGGGCAAAGATGTAGGCGATGCATATCGAGATGCAAAGATGGAGCATTGTGGGGAATATGTAGGACCGAGGATTGCTCGTATAAGCGAAGAAGGTTGGCAAGAGAAAATAGTTCCTTTGGAATATAACATTACAAACTTTGTTGAGAAAATAGAAGAATTTAAGAAAGCTAACGGAGTTAGTAATGTATACACGGAACTTAAACTTGGCGTGACCAAAGATTGGAAGAAAACCACGTTCTTTGCCAACGATGTTTACTTTCGAGGAATTGTCGACTTTACTATGGAAATTCCTCAAAGTGGATACGCTCCAGATTTTATAGTATGGGATCACAAACACGGGCCAGCTGAAATCTTTGGAGGTATTCGAAATTATGAAGATCAGCTTAATGCGTATAAACCGTTGATCAATGGCGGATTTAAACCAGCCAGCGGCATTCAGGCAGGTATTAACTTTATCAAAGCTGGTAAGTGGGTATTGGGGGAATATTCTCCTGCAGAAGAAATTACAGGTAGAGTTACCAAACAAATCGAATGGAACATCGATTGCGCCATCGATAACGTAAAAGAACAGGGATTTTTCAAACACGTGGCTGGAGGATATTGCAACTATTGTGAATTCAAAACCATGTGCAAAGAGAAAGTACTTAAACCGAATGAACTGGGGACTAAGAAATGGTTCCCTATAAAGGAAGAAAAATGCATAAATTAGTATCTACTAAAGAGTTGGAAGAAATGGTTGAAGAAGCTCAGAAGCTATACGAAGGGGTGAATGAATTAGATCCTAGTGCGGCGGATATCATATCGAAGTTTTCTCAGGAAGGAATTTTTGATGAGGATTTCATAGATGGAGGCTCTGGGAACGGAAAAACATGTGTAGAAACAAATTCCGGTAATAATAAAGTGGATGAGGCCATAGAAACCGTATTAAAGTTCTACAAAAGCGCAAACGATGCAGTGGCAATGGGTCAGGTTGAGAATTGTGTTAATAACATGATGACTGTTTACTATAATTTATCTTTGAGAAACCTATGAATCTCACCCCAAGCGACTTGGAGGAATTGCATTTCAGTGAAATATCAGATAGAAGCTTAGAGGTATACACAAAATTAGTTAAAGAAGTTAACGATTTTGAGACTAAGTTACTCTGGAAACTTAATGCGTTACATTTAACTAAATGTATAAGTTATCATGAGGCGGGTTTGGAGATACCCCTACAGTGGGGATTCTTTAAACATAAATTTTTCCCTATCTTACTGTTTCCGTTAGATATAGGTCTCCAGTATATCCTGGGGATGGTAAAAATTTAGATTTAATCCTAGAAGAGGATGACGATAATATGGAACGTTTTTTTATATACGATCCCTATTAGTTATCTACAATTAAGCGCTACTCAACTGGAAAAACTGTTTGACTCAGAAGCTAAAAAATTGAAACCTGCATTAACTGAAAAACAACGTGCGGCTAAACGAGAACAGATAAAGACCCATCAAGCTATCCTGGATAGACTAAAAGCGGAGTTGGAAATTGATCCTTGATTAACCCTACACTTTCCTGTAGACTTAATCCCTCGTAATTTTACAAACAACAAGAAAACAGAAAACAGGAATATGTTCGATAACGTGAAAAAGGTTGTTAACCTGATGGATTTCCTTGTAAGAGAATTGGGAGTTTTTTTCAAGGAGTGCGGGGATAACATCTATCAGATAGAAGATGAAAGAGATCATGGGGGATGCCCGCTCTGTCATCATAATGATTGCTTCAAACTTATGCACGACGAAGACAATCTGGTAGAGTCCCACTATCATTGTTTCTCTTGCAACAGTCATGGTTCAGTACTGGATATTGCTGCCTTTTTATGGAAAATGCCGGTACTGGATGCAACTCGTAAATTGGCAGCAGACTATGGAATACCTCTGCCTAATGGATATTCCCCTCTCCAGGAAATATTCGATATTGCAGCGGGGTATTATCACAACGGATTCAAAGATGTGTGCAATAAGCCACAAATCAAATTATCCAAGATGACTCCCCTGGAATACCAGACTCAGGTACGTAAACATAAGCCTGAAACTCTGGAACATTTCAAAGTAGGATATAGCGATGGGGGCTTGGTAGAGTTTTTGGCAAGCTTCGGATATTCAGATGAATTACTGCTGGAATCTGGATTAAAGAATAAAAAGAATGGTAAAGATTTCTTACCTGCGGATTGTTTTATATATCCTCATTATGTGAATGGCAAAGTTAGCCATTTTACTTTCAAAGATAGTTTGAAGCGCCTAGCGTACCAATTACCTAACAAACACGTATTGAATGGTGCAGAATTCTATAATCAGGATTCAACGAAAACTTTCGAAACTATAATCGTTGTTGAAGGGGAAAATGATCTATTAAGCGTATTTGAAAATAATGCCAAGTACGGAGTTATTGGAACTATTGGTCAAATAGGGGCCTCCCAACTTGATTGGATGAGAGAAAATCTTACTTTCAAGAATGTTATTACTATCTTTGATGCGGATGAAGCAGGGGATAAGTACCGCACTAAAGTTGAGAAAATCCGGGGATTCTTTAAAAGTCTAATCCATGTTAAACCTGAGGGCACAAAAGATATTGATGATCTTTTGACCGGCGGAGCTGATCTGGATGAGATCATAGAATCCTGCAAAGTATCCGTAGAAGTAAAAGATGGGCCTAAACCTTATCAACCCCCCAAAGCGTTAAAAACTGAAAATGTAGGGAATAGCGGAGCGGAAAGTAATGAGGCAGGAGCCGAACCTGAATTAGAAGCTGAAGTTGAGGATAAATACTTCGTTCAACGACATGGTGCGTATTATTCTGTAAAGTATAAAGACGGTACCCCTAATTACGTCAAGATCAGTGATTTCACTTTGGAGTTAAATAACGTATACGTCAGTGAGATGGGGGACCGTATTCGTGAATTAGTTGTAGTAAGAGAAGATGGGTTTAGATCCAGTCCAGTAGAAATCAACTCCGAAGCCAAGACTTCCTTAAGGCTATTTAGGGTATTCTTGGCTAATGCTGCAGATGCAGATTTTACTGGTACCGAACAGAATCTAGCTTCTATGTGGAATCATGTGTACTCTAAGTTCCAAGGTATACCTGTAAAAATTACCAAAGTTGTAGGTAGACATGAGCGCTTCCGTTCATGGTTTCTGGCTAACAAGTTAATCCCTGATGTTGGTGAACCTATTTCCCCGGATGCTAACGGGGTGTTTTGGGGCAAAACCGAAAACGGTCCTTTTGGCATCAAAGCTGATAGGCTGGATAAATCGGCAGAAGCTGAACTAGATTCAGGTATCCCTAAGCTAGTTGATACTTTAACCGAAGAAGAGTCTGATGATTTATTAAGATTCTTCATTGATAACTTGGCAAAAAACCTCGGGGACATGGGTGCAGCTTTGTTGTTAGTGGGTTGGATGAATGCCTGTGCATACTCTAATTCCCTGTACTGGATTAACCGGGGTTTTCCTTTGTTGTTTATTTGGTCTACTCACGGCCAGGGCAAAGGCACTATTGGTTCATGGCTAATGTCAATCTACAACATGTTGCCGCAGGGTAAAACTACAATTGCTCAATTAAAGAGCGGAGTAGGCTTTGGCCGTAAGGCAGAATACTATGGATCATTACCTTTATGGATCGATGAAATTCGCGCAGATAAAAAAACTGCTGAATATGAGGATATGATTCGGAGTTACTTCGATAGGGATGGTAGAACTATCGGGGCTAAGGATGGGGGTACAATTAGTATACCTATTCGTTCTTGTGTGATGCTTAGTGGAGAAGATCATTTCCAGGATCCTGCTACAAAAGAGCGTTGCGTAACTGTACGTTTAGCTAGTACCGGCAGAGAGACGGTAGAGTCTTATAAGGAAATGCGGGAACGTTCAGCAGAGTTTTCGGCAATAGGATATAAATGGATTAACGAATCAGTAAAAGCTAATAAAAAAGAGTTAATTGATAACATCAATGACCTGGATATGAAGTTGGTAGTTAAGGCTAAAGCCTCTTCTCGTAAGAGTAAGTTGTGGTCTATAGTAGGGCATTTTGCTTTGGAGTTAGGGGCTAAATATGCTCCCGATTTCAAGATGGAACAGTATCTGTATAGTGCAGTTGCTGGGGATTCCACTGATCAAAAAGAGGAGTCCACCCTAACACAATTCTTTGAACATGTGGAATCGATCATGTCTCAAGAAGGGGTTAAGCAAATTGATATGAATCATATTCAGAAGGAAGGTAGATACCTTCATATTTGGTTACCTCACGTTTATAAAGTTGTTAATAAATCGTGTAATGGTAGATTTCCTTTTAGTAAACGAGCAGTAAAATCTGCCTTGATGGAGGAATCCTATTACGTCTGTGATGATAGAAAAGTTACTATGGGTAGTAGTGGAGCCCGGCATCTTTGTGTAACCCTAGATTTAGAAAAAGCCCCTGATATGATTAACAATATTTCTTCGATGTACTTGTCGTAATTTGTAATTATTTGAGGAAAATATGGTATAAGCTATTGACGTACCCCGTTTCCTCTTGTAAAATAAAAGCTCATAAACAAAATTTAGTATCAAGCAAAATGACAACAATAACAAAAGCTGCAGTAAATACAAACGGTACAAACAGTTACGTTGGATACAGAAATTTCTACGGTATCGGCAAATTCACATATTTCATTTACCCCGATGATGGTTGGGATGTTAAGAAATGGGGCCCTAAACCCTTCTTAGGTACGGTATATGCTGATGAACCCTTCTATGCCGTTAGAGAAGCTTATACAAAAGGATTGACTTCTCCTAATTCAACTTTTGGGCTCATTGCCTTGAAGACTAGGCTGGGGGAAGGATTAGAAGCGCCGCCAATTCGTAAGTTTAAAGGGATTAACGGCAAGACAAACAAGTAGTAAAAAGAAGTAAAATATAATAATTACAAAGGAAGAGACAAAATGAACAAGAGTGAAGTTGTATACGAGTTGGCACAAATTACTGGCGGTACACAAGTTAATGCTAAGTATGCCGTTGAAAGTTTGATGAGTGTGGTTGCTTCGGCATTGGTTGAAGGTCTTGATGTATCTTTGCCAGGCATCGGTAAGTTGAAGGTTTCCACACGCCCTGCACGCAATGGGCGTAACCCTAGGACTGGTGCTGCTATTTCGATCCCAGCAAAGACTGTGGTTAAGTTTAAACCGAGTTCTAATTTTGCAGCTGAGCTTGCGGCAGAACGTGCTGCTACAGAAGCAGTTCAAGTTGAAATTCAAGCAACCGCCTAAACACTGAAGTACAATTTAAGTAAGTATACGCCCGGCTAGACCGGGCTTTTTCTTTTGGAGAAAACATTAATGTATCTAGTTAAATCTATTTCTGGGGGCACCGATGTGCTAGGGACTTCTTTGCAAGCTCCCGCAGAATTAAGGGGTCAAGGTTCTATTGTAGGTATTGCTACAAGTATGGAAGAGGCTCTTAGCCTGATGGGGAAAGATATTTTGGATTTAAAGCGGCTTGGGCAAATATCCCCTATGTTCCCCCCTAAATTCATTGTGGATTCAGAAAATCTTTCTATATCTACTAAGCCTGACGAATCAGTAAATTTGAAATGGTCAGCTGTAAAAATTGAACCAAACACTCTGTTGAACTTTACATTCAACCTTTAACACCTAACCTTTAAACTAAAGGAAAAAATCGTGATTACAAAGCCTCATAATCCTCTATTCGAGGGAGCTGCAATTTCTGCTACTCCTACCGTCCAAACTCGCAGAGTCATTGACCTTGAGCCTGTAAAAACCTCTTTGGATCCACTGACGGATTTCTTAGTTGATGGCATAGAATCCGCACGAGATCGTGCTTTAGAAGCTGCTAAAGCTCGGGTGGTTGAGCTAGAAAATGCTCGCCAAACCAGAAACCAATTGCTGGAACAACTGGTTACACGTACAGAGATTCGCGTTTCTGATACTCCCGCACAAACGTTGCCACCATTGGAAGAAGTTCCTCGGGTTAGACCAGTTATTGACCTTGCTCCAATTTTGGAAGAAGAGGGTGAGATTGGGGAGGACGAGGGCAAAGATGTTATGTATAAAAGAGAAGCGGAAGTCGGGGATCCTTGGCCTTTTGCAGCTCAAAGAAGGGTACTGCCCGCCTTGGAAGTTGTGCCCCGGGTTCGTGAGGTTGTCGATTTGGAGCCAAATTGGAATAGCGGGCCTACAATCGATTTTTCTGAGCAGGTTGATACCGATGTAGCCAACTCTTTAGAAAACGTCTCTGAGACCCCATTAGAGGCCTTGGTGACCCCTTCGGCGGGTCAAGGGTTGCCCCCTTTGGAGATTGTTCCTCGCAATGCGTTCCAAGCCTCAACTAACTCAAATCTTGCACCTAAGAGTTTGTTTTTCACAATAACACTTACAGATCTGACACAAACTGATACGCATTACGTGGGGACCTATACATCTCAAGTAGATTTTAGAGAAGCTATAACTGCTATCAAATCCCGTATTGAGGTTCACTTTAACGACAAGAAATACTACAATTCAAGCTGGCATTCTGACTTTGATTGCTTCGAACTTCAATTTGAAGAATTTAATACTCGTGTTGCGGGAAAAGAAGAGTGGAATTTGGTCGGGGAAGTATATCTGTGCCTTGATGGGGATAACGGGGAGAGTAGAGAATTGGTATATCAATACATTGTGGCCTTTGCAGATCCTGATAAATGGGATCATCCAGATGTAGAGTTCTAATAGGTATTAATGAAAGGCCGGCTTACAACCGGTTTTTTTAGTTTCCTGTGTCTAGATTTTTGACCACCTCGGCATTTCCCTGTCCAATCTCCAAAATCAAAATATCCTTATAAATCAAAGACTTAGCTCATTTGTCCTGTTTTGTCCAAAAACGAAAACTGGCTTAAGTGCTTGATTATATTAAGGAAAGAGG